CCCCGAAACGGGGTACGGCACAGCCGATGCCAGTAGCGCCCCTACCTTTGTCGGGTCATCAAGCATGACCTCGTTTAAATCTTTCTTTTCAAACTTAGCCAGCCTGCATTTTTCTTTGCCAATCCGTCTTGCCAACTCTTCGGCTAACGCTTGACCCGCAGTGTCTTGGTCTGTAGCTAGGATGATGTAAGGAACTGCGTCCAGTATCTCCCGAGCATTCCATACATAGGCAAACTTCTTATCTTCAGAGGGCAGAACCTTTCCGTCTGCGACTTTGATTGGCGCACCCGATGGAACACTAACCACGTTCTCGTAGCCCATCTCCATGAGGGACAGGCAGTCTATCTCGCCCTCAACGATGATGAGTGGCTGATCCTTTTGAATTAAATCAATGCCAAAGAAATCATGCGCACCGCCTGAGTCTTGCGTGAAATCTTTCTCAGGGAATGATCGGTACTTGGCGGCAACTAACGCACCATTCCTGTAATAGGGAAAGCCGATGGCATCTGCGGTCTTGCCCAGTTTGCCAAAGTACTTCTCAGAGGCAAACAACTTCATTTTGTCTGCGGTCTGATGTGATATGCCCCGTGTGGCTAACCATGCGTAATGTTGATCTTGCAGTTTGTTTGAAACAATTGTTGGGTTTGGTACGGCTGACAAAATTCTCTCCTGTTGTGGTTGGACTGAGCCGTTAGTCTGACAATGATGGCAATGAAACACGACCGCCCCGTCTGCTTTGCGGGTTAGCGTCATGTCTTTTTGATTTGATTTTCTGCGTTCAGCAGAACAGTACGGGCAAGCTACCCGAGTAGATTCGTTGAAGTGGAACTGCTCCACGAACTCCGCGTTCATTTCATTGAACCATCTGACTTGCGTTTAAACGAGCGGTTCTTGCTGGGGGATTCCAGTCTCACGCCATCTGCGTTTGATCCACCCTTGCTCAAAGCCTTGACGTGGGCTACGTCTTTACCTTGTCGGGTCACTCCCTTAGCGTCCAATTTTCTACGGGCACGTTGGCGTTCCATTCGGTTCTCATGTTCGCCTCGTTCTTGTTGGGTCTTGTACTCTTGCTTGAAATTGCGTGTCATTATTTGCTCCTTGGGATGTTAATTAAACCGCATGAAACCTGACAAGGTCAATCGGGCAAAGATAAAAATCTTGCGTTACATCCTCGTATCTTGAGTCCTTGCGCTTTTCTGAATACCATTGTTTGCACGTATGTGAATGCACCACTGCGAGGTGTGTTAAATCTGCGCTTTGGATAATGTATGCGTATGGCTTGGGACTTGCGTTGTCAAAGGAATGCTTGGCGCAGACAATAAACTTATCCCCAAATTTCCAATCTGCCCTGCTTGTGAAATTAATTCCAAGTCTCTTGACCTCAACCCTCATGTTGATGTAGAGGTCACCTTTATCTACGTGATCCATGCGGTTCTCATAACTGTCCGATACAGTCGAGGGCGGTATCGTTACCGAGTAACCCAAACTGTTCAACCAATTAGAGGCTGAGATAACCCCCTCATGGCTTTCTCCAAGGTGCTTGACGAACCTTTGGAAATCCCTTTCTCTTGCTTCCATCTCTCTCTCCTTATCGCCCCTTTGCGGGGCTGTTAATAATTTTCACCCATAGACCCCCCTACCCCAAGGAGTAGAGAGGGATGGTTTCACCGCCCGTTAGGGCTTCTGCATGTTAGGTTGCCCTAACCCCTGTGCTTGCAGATACGACCAGCACCGTGGATTATTCGGGAACTGCCCCCTAGCTTGCGCATACCACGTAACCCTTTGCTTCCACGCAGGCAGATATCTACCCCTTAGTAACGTCTGGAGTACGGTTGTCGTAGGAATGCGGGGGGGTATAACGAAAAAAGCCGCTTGCAACTGCGTCCGGTAGGAACCTTATCTAAAAGCACCACTCGGCTCTTAGATAAAGCGGAACGCATGTGCAAACGGCCTTAATCTTTATTGCTTCCTACGGCAACAACCTGAATGTATCACAACTTATTGGGATATTGTCAAGTACTTTGTAAAAATATTTTCAATCTGTATGCAAAATGAAAATCGCAGCCGGGTTGGCTGGTTTGTTTAAACAAAAAATGTTACCCCGGGAACGCCGCAAGCGTTTAAACACTGCCGCCGGGAGCCAACAGCAGTATTATTTGCACCTGTTGTATTTTTAGTTTAAACTTCACGCACCGCAACTTGCAGTTGCCGGTACTCTCCTCTCTCCATTGTGAGATTTAGCCCTTCCGAGGTTTCTTGGAGGGGCTTTTTTTTGGGGCTACTTCGGGGATCTTTTCAATGATGATCTCTGCCCTTGGGTTGTCAGGGTCTAGCCCCCAGTAGCAATGACGCTCTTTAACCTGTCGGTCGTTCTCATATATAAGACCCTGCATCAGGTCTAGAATCAGGCTCTCATCCAAGTCGGGTCGTCGTGACGCATAGAAAATATGCAGAGTAACCCGCAGATCACCTGTCATTAGAGTAGCCAATGGCTTGCACTGTTGCCTAAAAACATCAGAGTAACTTAATGCTTTAGCAGACTTAATCAGTCTAGACATACCACCATAGCGTACAACCCTACGGGAATTTGCTTTTGAAGCTGGCTCACCAAAAATAATTTGTGATAGCGCTTGCAATTGTGTTACATCATCGCTATTATAGAGGTCTGGATTCATAAAAACCTTAAGGAGAGTACATGAAAATTACCAACAAACAAGGCTTACCCGCACCGTTAGTGGCTTTGCTTGCTAGAGACTTCTACACTAAGGGCGCATCTCAGTATAGCGTAACAGAGTTAATGTCGCCACCAAAGATACGCAGAATGAGAGAACAGTACGATGACGAGATGGAGATTGACGTTACCAAGTTGATTGCTTCTCAGCTAGGCACATTCATGCATGCAAAGCTTGAGGGCAAGGCCATTGAGGGCTACACCAACGAGGAGCGCATCTTTCATTCTATTGACGGGATCACCATCAGCGGCGCTATTGATTTACAGGAACACACAAAGGACGGGGTTGTAATCATCGATTACAAGTTTGTTAAGGCTTGGTCAGCCATGCAAGCCTTGGCAAGTAACAAGGACGAATGGGTTACCCAACTGAACATCTACAAATGGTTGATTGAGACAGTCAAGAAGCAAAAGGTCTGCGGTCTGAAGATCTGCGCAATCATTAAAGATTACTCGCCCCATGCCAATCAGGAGAACTATCCCGAGGCAGAGGCAGTGATGATTGACATCCCAATGTGGAACTCGGTCACCACCGAGACCTATGTACGCCAACGCTTGGACATGCACCGCTTTGCCAAGCAAGCCCAAGAATTCGGAGAGGAACTACAACCCTGTACCGATGAAGAAAGATGGATGAGTGAAACCATCTACGCAGTAAAGAGAGAGGGACGCAAGTCTGCGATCCGTGTTTTTAAAACCATAGAGGAAGCCACAGAGTTGGCAGAAAAGGAAAAAGGCTATGTCGAGGAAAGAAAAGGTGAGTACAAGCGATGCACAGGAGATTTCTGTGGAGTCAGCAAGTGGTGTAAACAGTACCAAGGAGAACTCAATGTCCCCGCATGATCTGCTCAAAATTAACGTCAACGAGCATACAGAGAAGAAGAATGGCTTAACGTACCTTTCATGGGCGTGGGCATGGCGAGAGGCATTAAAGGCAGACCAAAGCGCAACCTTTGATGTGCAGACATTTGAGGGTAAACCCTACATGGATGTTAATGGCACAGGCATGGTGTGGGTCACCGTCACCATGTTCGGTCAACCCCGTACCTGTATGTTGCCCGTGATGGACTACAAGAACAAACCCATCCTTAATCCCGATGCGTTTGCCGTTAACACTGCCATCATGCGATGCATGACCAAAGCCCTTGCGCTCCACGGTTTGGGCATATATATCTATTCGGGAGATGATCTTCCGGAGGATGAGTCAAAAGAGGCTCCTACGCCCGTGGCAACGGCTCCAAAGCCTATTGTCAGGACAGCCACCAAGTTTGTTCAGCCCAAGGAATGGGACGACTCAGATGCAAGCCGTAAATTGTTTGCCGATGGAATGATTGAGTGGACATCCCACTGCACCACAGTAGCAGGTTTAAACAGCTACTGGAAGAGCAATGAACTTCAGCTTGACTCGCTGAAGGAAACGCACCCTCCTCTTTACGAGGGGGTTCTTAAATGCTTCAAGGAATTGAAGACAAAACTAAACCAAACGGAGAAACCAAATGAGTGATTACCAAGCAAAGCCGGACACAGGTTCTATGTTCGCAACCCAAACCAAGAAGACTCCCAAGTCTCCTGATTATTTTGGGTCTATTGCAGTCAACTTAAAAGACATGACCAACATCAAAACTGAGGATGGTCTGACCATCATCAAGATATCCGGTTGGAAGAAGGTTGCCAAAAACGGTAAAACGTTCCTGTCATTTGCTGTGGATCGTTATGTTCCAAAGCAAGAAGGCGGTACACGCCACGAAGACCAAGCGCAGGAGTTTCCTGCTGACGATAAAGACATTCCCTTTTGAGGAGAGACCATGACTAAAGCAAAAGAAATTCGTGCTTGCAAAGAAGCCAACCCCACACACAAGGCAAAAGATATTGCCAAGGCTTGTGGTGTAACTACAACCTATGTTTACCAAGTCTTGCATCACGCCAAGAAAAAGACGGTAAAGGCGGTGAAGCCAGTTGTTACAGAAGGTCAAGACACTTTGCGTAAAGAGATTAAACGTTTACACGAAGACCTTGACGGCTGGAAAGAGTTGTACCTTTCTGCCAGTGAAGCATTGACTCAACTTGAGCAAGATGTGGTTGGCTACCGTGCTGTGATCTCCTATCTACAGGGACAACTTGATGGCGCTACAGTTTGAAGCCCGTAAGATAGCGTTAAAGCAAGACCGCACAGGTTTTGTCTTGACGCTTGTTCTGCACCCTGATGAAGTACCCGTAGAGATTCTGCGGGACTTTGTTGGGGCGAGATACGCCTGTGCATTGGTTCGCATCCAAGATGATGAGTCACCAACGCAGTACAACAACCGAGTTGCTAAAGCAGGGATGCTTTGCCGAGACCCTGACTTCCAAGAGTTCCTGTTGTGTGATAACGAAACAGACGCTGCGCACATGTTGTGTAAACGCTGTGGAATTGAATCACGTACATTGCTTCATGGAAACACAGACGCTATATACAAGTTTGACTTGTTACTCCATGAATTTGAATCTGTAAGGAAAAACAATGACCCCTTCTAAAAAACTAAAACCGTTTATGACTTACTTGGATGATGCTGATTACGTCAAGCTAAAGAAGTTTGCCAAGTCAAAGAGAGTGACTATGGCTAGGATTCTGCGTGAGGGATTGGAAGTGCGCATGGCACAGGACAACCCTTATCTCAAGGGGTTCAATGACGGGCTTAATGCGGCTACAAACGTGATTAATTCCAATCAGGCATCTCAGATGAGATTCCCGTCAGGAAAGTCGTTTGGGGAGTTGATTAACGAGGAGATTGCTCATTTAATTATGAGGGAGGTAACAAGTGAAAGTATTAAGGGGTGACCGCAATCAATGTCAGGGATGCAAGGAATACTTCAACAGCACTGGTGCGTTTGAGAAACACCGCACAGGTCAGTATGGAGTAGACCGCAGATGCAGAACCCCCGAAGAAATGATTGCAAAAGGTTTTAGTTTAAACGCGGCTGGCTATTGGATTGCTTCAAAGATGCCGGATCATATGAAGAAAAGGGATTTACAAAATGTTGACGAATGAACAATTAAGACGTAAGGCTCGGAAGATTTACAACAACGATATGGTTCCCGAACATATCAATCGACACAACCAACGCAAGTGGGTACGTGCAGTTCTGCGATTGGGTGAGCATTGGCTGAATGCCAAGCCAATAGGGAGACTTGATGCAACCCAAAGTAACACTTGAGTTTTACTACCCCGATGATGAAGACGGACTTTTGTTTGCAATCAAAGGGCCTGAAATGTACAAGGCTTTAACCAATATCAAGATGGCTGTGACGGGTGAGTTCACCCACAAAGCAGACATGGCGATAGCGTTAGCCCGAATCCGTGATCTAACAGATCAAATTTTTACAGAGTTAGGCGAATAATTTTTAACACAAAGAGAGTACCAAAATGGCTAAAGAAATTGAAACAACATACGTTATTTCCCCACCAAAGTTTGCAACTGTGGACGTTTACTTAGAGGGCATTGCACCGCTAGTAGTTGAACGCTTCAGCAAGAAAGCAGAACTAATGGCGAAGATGCAAGAGGGCAAGTCAGCAGGCAATAAAAAGGTTCGTGATGCACGGGACTACGAGAAGGAAGCAGAGGATGCACGTTACCGTAGTATGGAAGGATGGGAAGGTGTAAACGCTGCATCGTTCCGTGCTGCGATGATTTCTGCGTGTCGTCTGGTTGGGTTCAAGATGACCCTTGCCAAGCTATCCACGTTTGTAGAAGCCGATGGTTGGGATCAGCAAGATGGCATTCCACTTGTTCGGGTCTACGGCAAGAGCGACACCTACACAGCACACACCCGTAACGCTACCGGAGTAGTAGATGTACGGTCACGCCCTATGTACAAAGAGTGGGCAGTCAAACTGCGTATTCGTTTTGACATGGATCAGTTTAAAACTGTGGACGTAATTAACTTGATTAGCCGTTGTGGCTTGCAAGTGGGAATTGGAGCAGGCAGGCCCGACAGTAAGGCTAGTGCCGGATGCGGGTTTGGTTTATTCAAGGTAGTAGAGAGTGACCGAGAGAACGCAATCAAAACCAAGTTTGGCATTGAGTAACGTTTAAACCAAGGCAGGATTGGATAGGCCCGTATTGGCGGGGTTTGGCGGGTTCCGGTCTGGCATGGCAGGCTTAGAGTGGCGAGGCGGGGATAGGTAAGTAAAGGTACGGCAGGCATGGACAGGCATGTTCGGGACAGGTGGGGCGCGGTGGGGATAGGTATGGCAGGCATGGCCCGTAGTGGACGGGTTCGGCGGGGCGCGGTATAGCAGGCGTGGCACGGAGGGGCAAGGCGTGGTCGGGATTGGATCGGTTAGGCAGGCAAGGGCGGGCATGGCATGGTGAGTTTAGGTGAGGTCGGGAAAGGCAGGCGAGGACTGGCAAGGATTGGCGGAGTAAGGTGGGGCGTGGTTTGGCAGGCGAGGCGGGGCTTGGAGGGGTACGGTTGGGTGAGGCAGGCATGGCTCGGCTAGGCAGGGCGTGGTAGGGCAAGGCAGGCGGGGCAAGGCGGGGCAACGTCAGGACGGGAGTGGCACGGTGAGGCAGGCAAGGCAGGCGAGGCGGGGCTTGGAGGGGTACGGCGCGGTGAGGATTGGCAGGCATGGAAAGGCACGGCGCAGTGCGGTAGCGCGGGGCAAGGCAGGCATTTATGTTTAAACACAAAGGAGAAACTATGAACGAAGAAAGAAAACTGTTAGAGAAGATGGCACGTCGCAATGGCGGGGTGCTGATGATTGATGACGTTATCAAAGAGGCTCAAGACGAGGGCAGTATTCTGCACAGTCATTTTGAGTGGGATGACTCAGAGGCGGCTGTTCAATACCGCAGAGAACAGGCTAGAACCTTGATTCAAAGATGTAGGATCACTGTATTAGCAGATGAACCTACGCATGTTCGTGCGTTTGTTAGTCTGCCATCTGACCGTGAAACTGGCGGTGGTTATAGGATGGTTGCCGATGTAATGACAAACGTTTCAATGAAAGAGGAGTTTGTCCATGATCTTCAATTGACTATCGCCCGTTGGACTAAGAAGTTGCATCTAGTTGACTCAGACATCGCAGACTTAATTGTTCAGTTGGATGAAGGTTTAAAGCAACGCGCCCAAGGAGCGGAAGAGGCAAGAGTATGAGTTATATTGTTGCGTCACTGCCTCCCATCAAATGTTTTGTGAAGCGGGAGTTTCTTTATAACGACCATCAAGGCCACGGTGAACTAGAGCCTGCGGTTTGGATCTCACTCAAAGCATTGCGTGGTCAGGTGTTCCGTATTGAGAGCCTGTTACCGCACTACGGGGCGTTGTATGACAAGCTACCAATTCATGCGTATGTGTGGCACAAAGAGGCTGGCAACCTACCCATTGATATTCTTCAACTGTGGGACTGCATGGGCTATCGGTTTACGATTATTGAAAAGCTTGCCCTACGGAACCTTGGTGTTAAGTTCCTTGGTAAAGACCGTGAGTGGCACTTTGGGCGCTATCTGTTTACCGTGGACTTTTGCGCTGACGGGATGGACTTAGACACAACGTTTACTGAGCAAGCCGAGGAGCACAAGAGCTTTAACTTTATTGCATTAGACAACGGCCAGTTTGCCACGCAACCGAACAACAGATGTTTGTGGTACGACCAAAGCCTAATACCTGCCGACACCAAGTTTCCTGATTTCCAAGCCGCACAAAGACTGTGGACTGTGGATGGCACACGTAAGTGGTCAGCGGGTGATGATTGGTTCTACGATATTAAGGAAAAGAACGCATGAGAAAGCTAAGTGAAGGCACGGCAAGACAAACCATCGGCATGATGCGTTCAATGGCAAGCCACAAACCGATCAGCCCATTTCATTTGATGGCGGCTGATGAGATGGAACGTTTACTCAACGAAGTATTGGAATACAGAAAGGCAAACAATGAGCGAACCAAGTTTAAACATATGGGAGAAGGCACTAGGGTGGCGCAAGAGGCAGATGATCCTAAAGCAACTTGATCCTGTAACCAATCAGATCAGGAACAACACCCTAGAAGAGGTGGCTAAGGAGTTTGACCAAATGAAAAACGGTGGAGACACCTCGGCAAGTTTTGCCGCTTATGTACGGAGCATGAAGAAGTGAATGGGTTTGTAAAACAACAGTTAGATTTAAATGGGATGCCACCCAGCACACACCAGTTTAAACAGTGTGATAAATGTACGCAGCAGAAACCACCAGAAGGCGGTATCCAAATGGGTTTAAACAGATGGTACTGCGCTGGGTGCTGGACGCTTAGAGCAACACGGAGGCCAAAGAATGCCTAGACCTAAACCTCCCATGCCATTAAAAGGCAGGCAAGTAAGGATGTCAGACGTTGAATGGCTGATGTTTTTAGATCTTGGTGGGGCTGATTGGCTAAGGAAGTTGGTTAAACAAAAAGCTAAACTTCCCATACAACATTACAAGGATCAGAATGAACGAATGCAAAAAGGAATACTGTGACTTCATTGGCAGTAAAGCCTTTGAAGATGACGGAGGTTGGAGTTACGAAGTTTGGACGGCAGCCCAGCAGGCTGTGTTTAAACGTCTTGCAGCAAGGTTTGCAGGTTACAAGGACATCGACTACACCGGACATGAAATAGCCCGTTACATTAACTTTTTGGCAAAGCAAGATGTACCGGAATAAGAAACTACTTGAGATTGTGCGGGAATCACCATGTCAGATCTGCGGGGCGCAGGATGGCACGGTGGTCGCCTCCCATTCCAATCAACAAAAGGATGGAAAGGGTATGGGCATCAAAGCCCACGACTATCGCATCGCTGCGTTATGTTTTTCCTGCCACGCGGATATTGACCAAGGCAAGAGTTTAAACAAGGAAGCCCGGAAAGAAATCTGGGATGAAGCCCATCGCAGAACCATTGGATGGCTCTTTGAGGGGGGTCATCTTACTGTGACTTAGAGATTTCTTTCTTAAAGAGCCTGATCTGAGATGTCAGTTGATTCTGCGCTTCGTTCAACTCACTAATTGCATCCCTCTTCTCTTCGCCTGACATGTCAGAACTACGCACCTGTATCAACGCCTCACGCAGAGCCTTCATATCAGACTCAATAGCCTTGACGTAGTCTTGAGCGGCAAACATGGCGGCATTCTTTTGCATGTAGCCTTCAATGTCTTCAACTTTACCTGTGCGCTCTAACAGATTAATGGTACGAACCACTTCATCTACAGAGTTCTTCAGTTCGTAATAAGCGGTCACAGTTCCTTTGGCTTCCTTGTCCACAATGAATCGTTTGATCACGGGCATCTGCTCAAAGCGTTTTGCAGGCTTAGGTGATGCGTCATTACTGAACAGGACTGCGTCAATCAGGTCAATGGCATACATACCAAGCGATCCTGTGTAGCCCTTCATAATGTGATCCACAATGATTGGGGACTCACCCAAAATTCCACCCAGCTTCTTAGCGGCTTCTGAAGTGTTAGGAGCCATCTGGTACTCTTTGGCTACGTTCTCCATACCCTGTCCCACAATGGGACGCATTGTGAAAAACGAGTAGTTTGTACGAGCCTCAACAAAAGGCAGAACAGTCTGAGGAATTGGATTAAACGCAAACGTAGAGATTAAGTTACGTTTAAACGAGTCAGCCATATCCTTGCCGGTGTCACTACCAAATGAATATTCAAGGATACGTTCAGGCACGACTTTAAACAGGACACCCACCTCAAAAGGAATTGGGATGCGGATGCCTGCTGACGGGAACAACCAATTGTTATCCCTTGTCTCTTGCTCTTGGTTTAAGTATTCCTCATCATCATGTGTCAAGAACCAATACATGGACGTAAGAGCCATGAGGGTTGCACCACGAATAAAGAAAGATTTCTGAATAGCGGCGGCATCTGCCGTAGCCATCTTGCCAAAGGCGGCACGGTAGAACACATCCAAGCCCTGCATACGTGCGTTAAGGAATGGCACAGCCGCAGTCAAAATACGAACAATGGCAAGGTTACCCTTACGGTTAAAGTTCATCACTTCCATCGCACGGTAGATAGCTTCTGCCTCGTTGCCCGTCTTCTCCAGCGTAGCTTTGTACACTGCCATGCGGGTAGCGGCATCAGATGCCTCTGTACCCTTCTCCAGACCGCGCCAGAGGCTTGTAAACGGCTTGAGAGCCTTCTCTGTACCTGTCTGAGTTCCTGTGGCTCTGCGCAGGCTTTCACCCAAAATAACACCGCTGTTCTCAACGCCAGCGGCAAACTCATAACCACCAATCACACCCGCATTACGCAAGGCAAGATAGACAGGGTCAGTACCACCGATAGCCCTGCCAAAGTTAGCAATGGTAGAGGCGATAGGTGTCATCTTTGCACCGCTGGTAACCCACGCAGACAATGAGTCACGCATCAAGTTAGCCATCATAAAGCCGGGATCTTTGGTAACCAAGTTGCGGAGCAGATTTGCTGGCGCAGCAAAGAAACTTAGGAATGGCAATTCTGGTAGGTTTAAACTCTTGACGGCATCAATGAACAACTGATCGGCTACGTCGTAGGAAACAGGCTTGCCGTTCTCCAAGACAGTCACAACGCCGGGGGCGTAGGACACATCTTGTCGTTTGTCAGCCATCTTTAAAAAGACGGCCTGACCAATAGCACGTTGAGCCGCAGTGTTCTTCATTCCTGATTGGATGATGGACTGCGTGTTACGGACAATGGTTTCTAAGAAGTCAGCAAAAGGAATGTCTTGCTCTTCCTTGAGACCCTTTAGTTTCTTGGGAGGAGTAACTCCTGAGATGTTTTGGAACAGTCTAGGCCCGACAGTCTTTTCCCCATCTATCTGACGATAGAAAGGAATGTAGTCAGAGTACTTCATAAACTCTGCGGCCTTTTCAGGCGACAGAACTCCAGTTTTTACTGCGTAGTTCATCAAGCCATTGTTGTATTTAATCCAATCTTTTTGGACTTGCTCAAACTCAGGATACTTAACCAAGAGTTCTTTGGCGTAATCTATCTCAGCCTGTGTGTAGGTGTGGTCTGTGCCGTTAGCTAACAGACGGGAACCCCGTAGAGAACCAGCCCAGAACTGATAGGTTTGGTAGATACGTGGGTCACCCCTCTTAGCCAAAGGCATGAGGATCTCTAGGACACCCTTCTCACCATTGGCATTACTGATTGTTGTGTAGCCTTTGTCAAAGACAGGAATGCCACCTTTACCCTCAATACCGCAAGCCATAGTCGCAATAGCGGCGGCATTGTCTGACATCAGGGCGGCAGATTCTGCGCTTGAGTCAGCAAGGAGAGCGGCTCCACCCATCTGTTCGGCAACTTTCTTGTCATACACACCAAGTTGGTTGTAACGATTCAAGAACTGCTGGCGCAGCGCATCTACACTTTGTGGTTTAAACAATTCCAGAATACGCTCGATGTATCCTTTTTGCTCACGGCCCGGAGCAAGGCGATTGATACTAGCGTTGATAGCCGCACCGTTAGGCAGTGTGTCTACTTCGTCTTTTACTTTGTTTAAACTAAAGCGTATGTCTTTAGTCTCGCCAAACTCACCAGTATTGCCTGTGACTGACTTAACTTGGTTGGAGTTGTAAAGAGCAAGGTTCTTGGCTCCACCTTCTCGTGTGTAGAAAGAATCAAACCCAAGCTTCTTTATAGCCTCTTGAATGCGACCATCTTCAATATAGTCCCACTGAGCATTTGTCAGCTTGTCGGTCAAGTCTTTACGGCTAACAAGATGGGTAGCCAATTGAATGCGGCCTCCCTTTTCTTTGCTTGTAAAGTCTGCCGCAACATCATCAACCACCTGCTGTACATGATTAGGATTTTCGTAATCAAACGGCTTCTCCGCACGAACCCACACAGGGTATATCTTTGCAGTTTTTGTCTTAAGGTTTCCTTCGCTCAAGTATTGCAATGAGCCTGATTCATTGATCCTGCGCTGAATAAAGTCTTCTACAAAATATGGGTCAGGAGAAACAAAGATTGATCTGTTCTCACGGAACGCAGGGAAATCTTCCATGCTTGCGTGATACATCACCTGTGGACGACCTTCTTCCTTTACAACACTGCTGCCAAAGAAACGTTTAAACTCTGGCGTTGTAGGCGGAGCTTTGCGGTACGCAGCATTCTCTGCCTCTTCAGCAGTTTCAAAATTAGTCTTGAGACTCTTCTTGCTTTCTTTTATACTTGTATCTTTAGAGGAGGCAGGTATGTTTAAAGTTCCTGAAGGCGCTAAGGTTTGGGCACTAGATGCCACACCAGTTTTAGAACTCAAAGATGGCTCAGTGGTCTTTGCCGCCAAGCCAGATATTCCCGTACCACCAGAAACATTTGCCAAGGCAGAGCCTGCCGATGATGGCGATATGGCATTCTGGGCAAAGCGATACGCTTGACTGTAAAGATCACGAGACAGGTCATCAAGCATGGCCTTCTTTGGATCACCATCAACCAAGTTACGGCTCATTGCATAAAGCACATGACCGCTAGTCTTAGCCTTGATCATCTCAGGGATGTTTAACTGAATCTCAACAGCAAGACCGTTAGGTAACTTGACGTTCATCAAAATGTCCCGATAGCCTGTGTCCTGTGGTTTTGTAAAGCGATCCTTTACACGCAGAACTTGCGGGAACTTCTTCTTAATTAACTCAAGCGTAGGTTGAATCTGACTCTCGCTGTTAACGACAATGGTTGCACGGAGCAAGTCCATGATGTCGGAACCTTTGGGGTTACCAGCCATACCGTCATCAGTCTCAAGAATAAGCTTCTCTGCGGCTCTTCCCAAGCCTTTAAGTCCGGGGATACGTGCCTCGCCATCAACCTCAGCGGCGATGTCTCTGATCTGCTGATCAAACTTAGGCTTAATTGCTTTTGCCTTGTTGACATAAGGCAGTAATGCTTGTTCAGCCTTAGCACGTTGCTCAGGCGTAACGCTTACATTCTTAGGCTTCTCAGTGTATGTATTGAGAACCTCTTGGACTTTGTAGAGGGTCTCATCACTAATGATCCCACGCAGATTCTCAGACTTCTTTGCGGCCTCAGTTTCAAGCGGAAGACTTAGCTTTCTTCTTCCTCTTTGGGCGGCGGGTTCTCCGAGTTCTGCTTGGAGTTGTCGAGTGGCTTCATCCCGAAGAGAACGACTCCGTTCCCGAATAGTTCCTCTTTCTCCTCTGGGGTCATCTGACGGATTGGCATAGTTGTAACTTTCTTTTTCAGGGAATGCGGAATAAACATCTCCAACGGAAATATTGTAATCACCCTTTAGTTGATCATCAATCAATGATGCCAACTCATTAGAGTCAACGTTGGAATAATTCAACAGAATCATCTTGCCGTTCATGGTGGTCTGACCACCAATAGGCGTTTCCCCGTCAACCTTAATCTTGCGCAGTTCTTGATAGATCTTGTCAATCTTGGCTGGATCCTGCGTGTTTAAATCAACAGTGATGGCGCTGACTTTGTCCAAGCCTTTTGCTGGCTTAGGCGAAATAACCATCATGCTGTCTTGCGACAAGGCGTAGCCAATGAATTTAGAGATCTCTACAGAGTCACCAGAGTTAAGGAACAAAGCAAACGATGGGTTGGTGTCATCCATATAACTACCAACTTGCGGAGCGATGTAGCCATCCACATCAAAGTCAGCCATAGCCTTGCGAACAATACTACGAGCTATTTTTTCACTGATGTTTAAACGGGTAACTTGATCTAAGTTTCTCCACCGGTTGCTTAGTTCAACATTATTAGGGTCTGGCGCAACCTCAAAAACAACTTTCTTACGGCGTGGCGTTTCACGCTCTTGCTCAATTACTGCTTTTGTTCTGTACTTTTCAAGGAACTCTTCCCGTTGTTGAGCTTCAAGCGGGCCAATTCTGTAAGGTTGTGTGCCAGTTGCTTGAGTTCTTTTGGCGACTGGCGCATTAGCCAATCGTTGTGTTGTTCTTGATCCAGATTTTGCTGCTGTGCTAAGTTGTCCTGCATTGTATCCCTCCTTCGTGAGAATCTTTTCCATTGCTCCTGCGTAGCTCTGACTTGTTACACGCAGTCTTACACCAAGAGCCTTGTACAACTCTTGTTCAGGATACCAAATAGCCGCTTGCAAAGAAGCAGGCGGTACTCGCTTACCGTATTTCTTCTCAACCATGTCCACCATTTGACGGACAACATCACGCAAGTTTCTGCGTTCTGAGCCACTGGCTGGCGCATCTCTAGGCTTGTCCAATGAGTTAATCATTGACTCTGCCGCACCAACTAACTTAGATTTCTCTCTTGTTTTGTTGTTGTAATCAGCGCGATTGTTTTTGTAGTCACGCTCATGCGCACTCTTAACTTTACGTGCCAAGGCTTCAGCGGCATCATCATCAGTTTTTGCGGCCTCTACGTCTGCCTCATTAAACTGATTGGCAAAGACACCATTGTCGCCTTTGACGTTTAAAGCATTTCTAAACTTACCAAGCTGTTCTTTGTAAAGCTCAGGATCAAAGTCCTTTAGCTTGCCAGTTAAACGACCAATGGTTCGCATGAACCACATGTCCATTGTTGTTGGCTCAAAGTTACCGTTTAAATTGGAGTAGAAGCCAAATCCGATCTTTGGCCCAAAAACGGAAGAACCTAGAACTTTCTCATCTTTTAACTCACCCTTGATGTCAAAACCAGCACTGCGCATTTCATCAACAGTAAACTCTGTCTCAAGGAACTGACGCATCAGGTCTGGCCCCATGTCGGAAAGTAATGCATTAGCCAACTTGAAGTTGCTTACCATTGCACCTTGGTCAGCGCCTTGACCTATTTCTGGGAAACGCTGGTTGATTCTGAAGGAGTCATAAACCTTCATGGCAAACGCAAGATTGTCTTCAACGTTTAAACCTTGAGAGGTGATAGCCATTCCAACCCGGAAGGCTGATCGAGCATTTGGATCTGTATTGAGTTCTGCGTACTTAAGCCCAGCCATACCCAACGTCTTGTTAATGACCGAGTCATACCACTCAAGGTTAGCGCCACCAGAACGGATAGCCGCCATAGCCTCAATTGTCATCAATCTAGCAAGAGTCTTTCGGTCTTCCGGCTTTTCTGTGTCAAGTAAAGGCAGACCCGACTGACGACGTAAGTCTTGTAGATGTTGAACAACAGCAGGTAACCTACCAATATCTGGGCCTTCAAACTGCTCAATACCAGCTTTACCAGTTTGATAAAGCAAAGATGTAGAAGCAAGCTCTTCAGGAGTTACTTCCATCTCATCAATGATGTCGTTCAAAACCTTTTCATACTTGGGTTGTATGGCGGGGTTAAGCATCCCGTACTTCTCGGTCTTGAGGGCTTTCTTAGCCTCGCCAGTAGTGGCGGGAGTAGTACCCTTAAGTTCACCCGCTTCAATCTTGGCAAACACATCCTTGTAGGTTTGGAAGCCTTGACCGTTTAAATAACTACGCAGCGCAGAGAAGAAGTTACGCAACTTGTTCAACAACGCAGTCAGCATTCCCGGAGGTGCTTTGGTTGCATCAAAGTCACCAAATGCATCGGCAATGGCTTCTTCAATAATGTCTTCTTCGGTCAAGCCATCTTTACTGGCAATTCCGGGGGTCTTATAAGCCTCGTAACGGCTCATAGTCTTGCCGTCATCTGTGCGGTAATTTCTATCCTTAAGATACTTCTGTACCCACTCGTTCTTAGCCTGACGCTCTAATGCCGCCCATTGTTGGGGGGTAAAGAAACCCAGTTCTTTCAAGGCATGAATAGCTTCATGGCGCAGGGTCTGCACAGGATTAACTGCGTCCAGAGCAATCTCAATTACCTTGGCGGCATAAGAACCTTCAGCACCACCCTCAATGGCATCAACAATCTTGAGGCCAACATCCTTCAGGCCAAACCGCTCCAGCATGGCTGGCAAGTCTTTTTTAAGCTTGTCTAACTTAGCTTGTTGCTCAGGCGTTGCCGCTGTCGCAGGAGCCGCTTTTGTTGGCGCAGCAGCACGACGCTGGATCTCTGCGTTTACACGCTTCTGCAACGCGGGCGAACGCTTCTTGGATAGCTTTTGAAGATCTGCGTCAGATAGATCCTCAAAGATAGCCTGTTCAGCTTCTTCACGGGTCTGCTTGACGGTTTGGATGCCTTCGCCTTTACGTACTACATAAGACTTTGGCTTAACTTTTGTAACGCCAATAGGAGCAACGGTTAAAGGAGTCTGATAAGACTCTTTCCTAGCCTTCAACTCGGCAATACGGGGGAATGCTTCATCAGTCGCCTTTTCGTAAGCATCCTGTGCAGTCTTAAATTCTGGAGTACTGCGGTTGCCTGCAAGGATAAGTCTCTGGACTTCCTTCTCGGCCTTACTTATCTTGGCTTCTTCCGTCTTAAGAGATTCATCAATGTTTTTAATCTCTTCTGCGGTCAGCTTGTTTAAACCTTCAACCTGCTGGTCAGCAGATTCTTTAGTTTTATGCTCGTCCAGAATCTCATCGCCACGTCTAACTTCGTAGGAGGTAGCCTGCTCTTGTTCAGCGCCAACCTCTTCAGAAATGCCGTATCCAGTAGGTGTGGTACGTGAGGGAACACTAACTTTCTTGTTTTCGGTAACAACATCACCCTTGCGAGCGGCATCATTAATCAAAGCATTGACAGCAGAACCTTTGAGTCCCGTGGCTGTCTCTATTGCATTAGTTGTTTCTTTAAACGTTAGCTCATCTTTACCCAACACATCCATCTGCGTGTTTAAACTGTCAATGGCTTGAGTAAACTGATCCGGCGTGTAGTTGGTAGCGTTTAAACCTTCTGGCAGCGACTGTGTTGATGTGAACCCGGGTAGCTTTCCAAGCGCAGTGACAGCCGCATGGAGTTGGGGCTGAGACATCTGAGCAGGATCACTGAGACCAGTTGTCCTAGAAAGAAAGTCAGAGAAACCTTGAGTTCCTGTTTCAACGTTCTTGGCTTGAGCAGCTTCAATAACTTGCGCAGGCGTGTAAACCTCGTTGGTGTAACCGGTCTTGGCTGCGATTATTGCGTTTAAACTTGCAGACTCTGCTGCTTTATCTTTGCCCGGCAGCGCATCAACCACATCATCTAAACTAAAAGAAGTGAGTGCTGGCTTACCTGTATCAGCACGATTTTGCTGAACAACCTTAAATAGATCCGCGCCAAGATCGTCAATAGTTAACATGCCCAGTGGGTTCTGGGTCATGCTCAGTTCATCTTTAATCTTCTTTTGGTTAGCTGCAATCTCTTCTTGCTGTTGCTTCTGGTATTCCTGCTGGCCTTTAAATTCATCCTGCACGTACTGCTGACGCATCTCTTTTAACTTGAGAGGAGAAGCTCCAGCACCCAATATGCCACCGACTAATGCGTCATTTATAGCGTTAGCCAATACACCTTGGGTTAGATCTCTCTCAACGCCAGCTTGGTTAAGCGCAACGTTTGTACCGACAGTGCTAACCGCAGACTGAAGACCTTCAGGTAAAGCCTCGGCTGCTGTACTTCTGCCAATAGCTTGTGCCACTGTTGGCTCAGGCAACTTTAGTGATGGGCCTTTGACTTCAGGTAGTTTCTTGCCTATACGACCAACAAGCGATTCAACGCCTAGTCCACCAGCAAGAGCGCCAGCCGCACCGCTTGCAAGTTGACGTGGTACGTTCTCTAAAGAATACTCTGCGGCTTTTTGAGCCAAGCGTTCTGCTTCTGCTTCAGGTATCTTTTTCTCAAGTAACTCACGCTTGACTGTCTCGTAGTCTTGGCCCTTTTGACCGCCAACGCCCATCATTGCACCGACAGTAGCTGCGGGGAGAGAAGAGGCAACTTTGGCGGCAGTGCCAGCAGATACACCCATCGCAGTTAATCTAGCAACTGCGGCAGGTACAGCGGCGGCAGGCATTAACGCAGTTCCAAGAACCATTGGAACTATTGAGCCAGCACCCTGTGCAAGGGTCTGTAAAGGAGCTTCAGCAAAGCCACCGAGAACAGCTTTAACCTCTTCTAGTGTATTGCCTTCAGCCTTCTTCTTAATCTCTTGACGGCGACGGATCTCAGCCTGACGCTCAGGAGACATAGCCTCACCAGCGGCTTCTTGAAGACCCGTTAAGCCTTTGGAGACAACGTTACCAGCACCAGCTATGTCAGTAAGTGCTTGCGTACCACCGCCTACACCCTGTCCAAAAGACAAGGCTAGATCTTTGAGGGAGAAACCAGCGGTTTTTTTCTTCTCTTCTTCTTGATCAACTAACCATTGGTTATTGACTAGATAGGCTTTCTGCCCTTGATCGTTAGAAGCTGTTTTGGTAATTGGCAACCACTGATTGCCAACCAATGCAACTGTTTCACCTGTACTTGGGTTGGTAGCAGTCTGTAGTGCCATACTTAGTTCAATCTAAATCCGGGGGGTGGAGGCACTGTACCAGATGACGATGCGCCGGGCAATGCGTTTAAACCCGGCGTACCACGTTCGTCAGCAATCTCTTGATCCATCAGTGCTTGTTGGCGTTTATACAAAGGAGAGTTAGGGCTTAAGAACTTCATTGTTTTGCCATAGTTCTCACGAATTTTGGCAATACGTTGATCTCTGGCGGTGTCAGACTTGCCTTCAGCAGCGGTTAACTGACCTGCGTATGTAGCAACAGAGGCACGTTTAATTGCCTCTTCCATTGATATTGTTGGGTTGTCCTTCTTAATAAGAAGGGCACGTCCAAGCAAATCATCACGATTAGCGGCAGATGCGCTAATACCGGCTTTTTTCAGTTCATTCTTGCGATCAAGTTCTTTTTGCAAACCTTGTTCAATCAACTTCCGAGTTTCATCCTCAGACAAACCAAGCTGTTTGGCAGCGTCTGACTTCTCTTTGATGACACGATCTTTTTCAGCTTGTGTAAGTTCAAACATGCCCTTCTTCTCAGCAAACTGAGCTTCAGACTTCTTAGCGCCCAACTCAAGGATCTTGTCCATAAGAATATCTTGTTGAGAAAGACGTTCTTTTTGTAACGCTCTTTGACGGGCAGCGCCAATAGATCCTGATTCAGCAGATGTACGTCCACCACCTAGGGCAATCTGCTCTAAGTACTCCATCATTGCGTCATAACCCGCTTTAGGAGCATTCAACTTCTGCTTACGTGCTTCAAGTTCTGCGGCTGTGCGGTCATAAATGGATAGATCACGAGCGCCAACCTCTTTGTCGTACAAAGCTCTCTTAGCTGCGGCTATTGCGTTCTCATCTTGGTTGAGTAGTTTACGCTGATAGTCCAAGCCGGGAGTGGCGAGTGAAGAAGCCAAACCTTGCAAACCAGCAGGCATAGGCGCACTGTCTACGTTTACACGGTTAGTTCCTTGCGTCCCTTGTGTTGTAGATGGCCTAGGCGCTGAAACTTTAGTAGGCGCAACTGCTTCTGCACTAGGCGCAGCGGCAAGATTGAACAGCTTGCTAGTTTCTGCGGCTAGAGCTTCTTCGGCGGCATTAGGACGTGAATCAGCAGCATATGTTTTAAACGTAGGTGTGCCTGCTTTGGGGTATGTTGGCGTAATTTCTCCGCTATCAGCCACTTGACCCTCCTGTGATTTTAATAAAGCAAACTGCTTTAAACGTTCGGTACGTTGTGTTGGTGTTAATGATTCAAAAAATCCGGGGGCTGCGGCTTCTTTTTCAGATTTTAATTTTCCGTAATCTGCGGTGCGTTGAACACCACTACTTATAGCATTTGCAATTGCCCGCATAAAATCACCGGCGGCAGAGGTTGCCTTTTCTTCTTTTTTCTCTTCTGGGTCTTGCACGGAAGAAGTTTTTGTACCATCAAAACCAATAATGCCGCCTTCGGCATAGCCTTCGCCTATGTTGGCGCGTAAGGCATCAAGACCTTGAGGTTGTTCTTCAGGCTGTGGTGTGCCTAGAGGTAACGTAGGAGGTTTTTGCTGTAAACGCTGTTGCTCACGAACTTGCTGAAGCATACGAGCCTGCAAAGCTTGCTCTGCTAGTTGCTGAGTGTTCTGTGCCACAGTAGGCATGTTGGTTGGGATCTTTAACGCTTGGTCAATCCCAGCGGATTGTTTGCCCTGAGCAATGTCGTTTAAAGCTATCAACTGACGCAGATCCCTAGGGATCCCGCCATTCTGCTTTTTATCTTGATCAACTTTACGTGCTAACGGCGCAGGGTTGCCCACATATGCTGAAGCAATTTTTTCAGGGGACGGTTGTGTAAACATTTAGATGTCCTTAAGAAATAAGTCCAAGATTCTTCAACAATTGATTTACGGAGGTTGCGCCTTGAGCAGCCTTGGTCAGGGTGCTGGGATCAATACCTTGGTAGCTCTGAGCCGCTAATGGTAAGCCCTGCAACAAAGACTGTTGATACTGAACCATCTTATATGGGTTAGCACGGGCTTCTTCAAACTGTGCTTTGTCTGCGGCAATACCTTCAGACTCAATGCCACGTTGTTGAGCGCCAGCGGCAAGCTGTTGAGACAAGTTAGCCAAGCCTGTGGAAGATTGTGTAGCGCCAAGACCGCCTTGAGCCTGAGCGGCTTGCAAACCTGTCTGTAGTCCTTGCAATCCGTAACCTGCGCCATACTGAGCTTCTTGCATCTTGCGTTGCTGATCAGCATTGAACTGAGCCATAGCTTTGTCATACGCAGTGCTATAGCCTTGACCTGTGATATTTGCCTGTGTGGAAGCAAGATTACGCTGTGTTTCTGCGTCAAGGATAGCTTGACGACCACCACCAAATGCGCCAGCTTGCGTCATCTTACCTGCGTTTTGAGTTTGAGTAATTTGCGACTGACGACGAGCCTCTTCTAACTGCGGCTCTAATGCACCCTTTAAATATGGGTTCATGTAGTTCTGCATTTGCGCAGTATCAAACGAGGATGTCGTGGGCGTGTACTTTAAGCCTTGAGCGGCAGTAGCAATGTTGCCTGCGGTTGTGGCGGCAGTACCAATGCTAGATGGTGTCTGTAAATTTGCGGCAGTATTAAATGCACCTGTCTGCAAAGGAGACTCACCCGCAGTCAATTGACCCATGTATGCCTGATATGGCATGTTAGCCAAAGCTTGACCTTGACCAAGCATGTTGGTTACATATGGGCCTGCCCAATTAGAGAGGTTGGATTCAATACCCTGAATGCCTGCTGCGTAGTTTTTATCAGCCGCTGTTCCACCGGTAGTAAACTTTTGAACCTCACCTCCCGATGCATAAGCCTGAGCCAAACCACCCGGCATAAACTTATCGGGATTAATCTTCTTGCCTTGTTTTTTGTTGCCTGTACGTGCCATACGAATTTTGTCCATCATTTGATAAAGCTTTTTAGCACCAGCATCAGAATTGCCGTTACCCATATGAGACACAACATCCGCAGGGATAACAAACTCACCGTGGCTCAAAGCGGCTGGCTGATTACGACCAATCCTAGCTGGGAGTTTGTCTGCCATGCCATCTGTTTCACCTTGAAGGTAACGGCCTTTAGCCATAGCAATTTCTCCACCGTCGGCGTATCCTAAATAACCACCTGTAGCCGCATACAAATAGCTATCTTGTTGTCCTATGCCTAAAGCGGCATCATATGCGGCCTGAACTTCAGCAGGGTTTGAATTTGTAGCCGCCGCAACTTCTGCGGGTGACCATCCTAGTGCCTGCATGGTTTCTGCAATAGATTGAACATCTCCTGCGGCAAGCATAGCTTGGGTTGATGGATCCGCAAAGTACCTGTAAATGTCGTTTGTGTTGTCTGTTGCAGTAGTCGGTTGCTGAACAACCGCCTCTTGGACAACAGGTGTTTGAACTACTGCTTCTTGAACAACAGGCTGTTGAATTACTGGAATGCCTGCACTGGATTCAACTGCGGCTAATGTATCTGCTACTGAAGTATTAGCGGCTGTAGTATCTGCGGCTTTAGTGTTCGCAAGATAATCAAAGTTTGCCGCCTCAGACTTGGGGTTGCCAACATAACCTTTTTCTTTTGCGTATCTTTGAGCGGCATTAAGGTCGCGTTGCTCAAGCCCTGTAGCCGCTAAGGCGGCGGCAATTTCTTCGGGTGTACGGGGTTTAGATTGATAGTCTAAGATGTTCTTATACAACTGATCTAAGCCCATGCCGCCAACAATTGCGGCCTCTTTACCCGCAGAAGCTGACAATGCGTTTATGCCACGGGCAACATCTTCCTGATTAACCCCTGCGGCTTTCATTATTTCTTTAATTTCTGCGCCTGTCGCAAATGGATTCTTTTCAACCCAATCAGAAATTTTAAAGTTTAACTCTTGTAAACCTTGGCCTTGAGTCAATCCGTATTTAGTAAAGTCTGAAAATCCTGAAGTACCTAAAGCTTTTTGCAAGTCTTCTTTACTTACACCAACTTGAGCCATGACGGCATCAATCTGAGAGCGACTTGCACGGGGATTATCAATAAGCCACTGGTTAATGTTTCCGTAATATTGAGTTGGGGTTAAACCAGCTTTTATAGCGTCCTGATACCCTTTGGAAGCTACATTGGTTTTGGTGGTGTCAGTACCGCCGGGAGTGGTAGTGATTGGCGTTACTACTTTTGTGCCTCCGGGGGTGGTTGTAATGGGCGTTACTACTTTTGTGCCGCCCGGGGTTGTACCAGCGGGTGTGACAATTGAACTACCGGGGGTTGTTAAGTTAGCACCAGCCGCAGAACCTGAAGTGCCAGATAGATTGGCATAGGGATCCATGCCGGGAGCAAGCCTGTAGCTTACATCGCCACCATAATCAATACCGCCTGCGCCCGGACGGTAACCTTGTGCCCGTGTAGGAGGAGCGGCAATCATTGAACGAGATGCAGATAGCGTAGGAATAACGCCTTGGTAGCCTGTCTTTTTATCTACGTTTGAACCACCACCATAGATACCTGCCAAAGCACCTGCACCTGCCAGCCATGATTTATTGTCAAGTGCAAATTGCTTTAGATCGGACAAACCAAAACGAGAGGGTATTTTACCGCCTGCGTCTGTGTAGGCTTTGTCCCAGCTATCAATTCCGCTACGTACACCTTCACCCAAGAAAGCACCATCCCCACCGGCTTGAGACAGCGTTTCTCCGCCCGGATTAAATACATTTTCGTCAATTTGGGTTGCAACATCGCCACCAAAATAGCTACCATCGGCATAATCAACAGACATAATTAACCCCTTAACATTCTTGCAAGAGCATCTATATCAGCAGATGCTAAGTTTTTAGGCGCTCCAAGCGACCTTAGTTTGTAATCTGTATCACCACCAAACAACTCTTCCATCAATTTTATATTGGCATACGGATCTTGGCTAGGCATTGGGGCGTTTAAACCAAGATTTGACAAAGCTTGCTGCGTTGTCGTTGTGCCCGGTGTGGTTGTTTTAGTGGGTACAACCGTCTTTGTACCGCCGGGAACCGTAACGGTTTGCAAGATATCGTTGACGTTTAAATTAGGAAACAGCTTGTCAATATCACCAATTGTAAGTTGATCCGGAATATCAGATTTAATTTCTTTGGTACGAAGTCCTGAAACATATGGCGCAGGACGATCTCCGGTAATAACCAATTCTTCAGGAGTGTCTGCGGGAATTACATTACCTCTAGGGGTATTTGTGCCGGGAACCATAAAGTCGCCAAGACCTGTAGGTCTTTCGCCCGTTACAGTTACCGTGCCTTCATCTGCGGTTGACTGACCCTGACCTCTAAGCAAAGTTTCAAGATCCGCAGAGCCTTGGATTTCATCTATATTAGCTTCAAGAAACTTAGCCAAGTCGCCTTGCGACATGCCTTTAATATCTGCGGATGGATACATTTCGCTAATTAAATCAACAATCCCTTGAGTTGATCCATCGTCGGAAGCAGGTTGGTTTAAAACTGCGTCTTCAATTCTGTTTAAACGTGCTGTTTCTCGGTTGGCATCACGTTCCGCCTGTTCACTTGCAGTCAGACTGCTAAAGTCTGTTCCTTTAGCTAAACCTGTAATGGTGTCAAAAATTCTTTTGTTATCGCCACTACCCAAAGCTTGAACAGTGTTTAAACCTTTAAGCACATCATTAGTTGTAAAGCCCGTATCACCAATATCAAAGTTAGTGGTTACATAAGGGGAGGCAAGATTAGCCGCCCCTGCTAATGTAGGGTTTTGCGCAAAGTTAATGGCTTTGTTTACATCTCCAAGAGTAAAGCCTGTATCGCCTAATTTCATAGCGCCAGCACTGCTTACACCGCCCTTTAATGCGCCTTGTAGGATGTCTTGATCCGTCATGGCGGCATTAAAGCCACCAGCCAAAGCTCCGCCAGCACCAGCCGCCGCCGTACCGGTTAAACCAAACAAAGAATTGCCAAGAACCCCTGCGCCACCACCCATAGTCACTGCGCCCATGATAATGGGGCCAAGATAGTCCCAATCGGTGGCTTGTTTTTCAACGTGAATTAATTTGCCGGTGGTATCGTAGATGTAATTTTTATTGCCTTCAGAACGCTGAAAACCACCAAGTTTATTGGTTGGGTCAACTTCTTTATAGATAGGCGTGGCATCCATGCCTTGACCAATGTAGTCAATAATTTCTGTAGGTTGATTTTCCCACGCTGTCCATCCGTCTCCTAATTGGACAGCTTCATCGTAATACTTTGTACCGGCTTCGGTTTCTTCTTCTCGGCGCGTGGTAGCGCCTTTTTCGCCGTACATCTTTTTAAGTTCTTCTAGTGTCATGTTGTCCTCACGGGGGAGTTGGACGGGGGCTAGGCAACCGCGCAACAAAGTTTACAGCCATTACCGCTGAAGCAACGGCAGGATATGGAGCAGATGCGGCAATAGCCTCCATTGTCACGTTTGTATTGTCTGCGCCCCAGTACATCTCAATGTATTCACCAGCAGCCAAGTCAATGTCAAATATCCAGTTAACATTCATGTGGTTGTCTGAGCCTTCAACGGTGTATCTATGCCCCGAATAACCAATTGTTGTTGTACCACGCTTGATCCAAATCTGAACATCTTTGGCTGATGCGTTAGTGCTTTTTAACTGAGCCGACAACTGAAAGTTATATACACCGGGAACAGCCACCTCAATCTTAGAAGTGCTGGCGGTTTGGAGGGCCACAAAATTATTAAGGTACGTTTGGTTAAACGTGATGGGATAGCCTGTATCTACAGCCGCCAGCGTTTGGTCTGCGGTGTTAAAGAACAAACCATTTGGGAAATTGACGTTAGCGGGATCAATATCATCGGATGTCTTTAACTGATTTAAAATAGCATCAAGCCTGTTGAAATACAGGCGAAGCACGTTGTTTAGTTGATCTGCATACAGACGATCATATTCAAACGGAGCCAGTGGTAAGTTAGGCGCGGCAACCTGATTGATCTCAAAGTCAGAAATAACAATCATGAGTTACCCCTGCGACCGTCTTGTTTAATGTCAATACGTGGTGAACCCAACTGCCAAGCGCAACCAAGCTGAGTAGATTCAACTTGAATAATCATCTGACGGCCTCGCACCCTGACATACACCTGACCCGTAAACTGCTCAATCACAGAGGTAGATGTGCGGGTAACCGTAGCGTTTTGATTGCCACCTAAAGAAATAGGATTGTTGTAACCTGAACCAGCGTTCTGCATGGGAATCAGTGTCATTGTGACTTGGGGTGAAGCCGCAGTAGAGCCTCGGAATGTAATGTCTGGGAGCATCCTCCAGACAAATCCAAAGTGGTCGCCATCGTCAATGTCAAACTCAGCAGAACCAATGATGGCATTGATAGCCGCTGGTGTGCCTGTTTGGTTATCATCATTACCTTGCTCATGGTCAACAAGGTTATAGGAGTATGTAGCGGCTATTGGGTGGTCACGCAGACCTGAATCAAGCCATGCCGTGCGGCCTAGTGTTCCATAAGACCAAACATCTTCTGAGTAGTTATAGATAACATATAGGTCAATTGCAGTGCTATTGGCAGAACAATAGAACCACCAGACCTCGTTAAAGCCTTCGTTAGTTCCCGCAAACACTTGAGATGCCTGCGCCAAGTTAATGTCTTGGAAGATATGACGGAGCAGATCGCAACGCATAGTCTGAGTGCGACCATCGTATTTATAGAACTTCTCTACGCCCATCCAATAAATCACACCAGACGCAACAACAGCCGCATTGGGGCCGATGATAGAGATGTTGTCTCCTAGAAGTTGGCTAGACCAAACAACAGGTGATCCTTGGTATTGGAGTGAATATATAGACGAGTCAGTCCAAACCACAATCTCTTGACGGGTCTGTACGCAAGTAACGATTTCAGAGCCGTGGGACAGTCGGATACTGCCCGCTTGGTTTGTGGCTGATGGCGTCCAGTTTGTCACTGATTCTTGGTCAGACCAGCGAAGCAACATAGGGTCTTGAACGGTACTGCCGTAATCATTACAGCCAAACGCAAACACAAACCGGCTTACATCAGCAACAAAGATGGTGTTCTGGACAGTCGGGCAGTCTGATGCTCCACCTAATTGGGTAATATCAATGCCTCTGGCGGAGATTGTTTGAGTCCCCGACTGAGAACCGCTGGTGTTAATAGCCGCACCGCCAAAAGTAGCCGATAGATTACAAGTTGTGCCAGAGCTTCCCACCACATAGTAGACCGTGCCTACAGACAAACCAGTTGGCAAAGCGCCTGTTGTGTTTAGCACGACCGCTGTGCCGTTCCTTAAAGCCGCAGTCACCACAGCGGGCGTAGCGATAGTTACTGTAAACACCAGAGGCGTAACACCAATCTGAGCAGACCAGTAGTAAATACCACCACCCCTTGGGGCGTAGATTAGATCTTCACCAAAGTTATTCTGGCTCCACAACTGGATAGCATTAACTGTTGTGACTCCAACGCCCCATGTTCCAGCACCCCAAGCACCACCGCCCCAGCCTGTCAAAGCCACCGCATACGCAGGGCCAGTATGAATTTCATAAGCCGCTATGACACCACTCCCGCCTCCGGGAGAAGCCGAAATAGCCGTAGCATTTGGCGTTACAGATATAACGATTGTGTACGTGTTTGCGTCAATAACCGTAACTTGGAAGTTTCGGTTTAAGACAGACGCAGTAACGTTAGTGCCGCCACCGCCAATATCTGTAGCACCGCTGAAGGTTACAAAGTCGCCTGTGTAGCATCCGTGAGCAGTGTCAGTCACGGTAACTGTTGTAGAGGCAGTCAGTGCAAACGGGTTGTTATTGATCGTTACTGTAGTTCGGATAGGCGTGATGTCGTTGTATGCCCCACCAGACTCAATGTAAAACTTTAAGTTGGTGCCTACACCAATTAAATTGAGGGAGGTTAATGTGACCCAGTTCCACAAAGAACGGCATACGCCTTGAAAAACAGACGAAGAAATACGAACCCAACCACCAATCTTTTCTGGCGTACCCTGACGAAACCGCATCTTGTCGGAAATAAACCAGCCGTTCTCGGATGTATATCGAGTATTTTCTTTGTTTACACCAGATTTCAGGGTTAGTTTTTTAAGAGGCATTGGCAGTCCTAAGATAGAAACAGTGCTTTTTCAGCGTCCCTGCGCTTTTTTAGCCCTAGCAGTATTTTGCCACCAGCCATGCAATACAGCAAGAGCGCATCGGCTGCGCCCTCCCAATCACCCCTGTTAATTTTCATCCGAATAGAAGAACGCTGAAAAGCCCCCACTCCGGCGTTGAAGGCAAAGCTAACACACGCATCAAAAGCCCCTTGACGACCAGATAAAGCGGGAGCAAGTCGTAGAACACCACGTTCAGTAGGGACGACATCATCTGTGAATAATTTCTCGATCTCTTCTTTAGTCCAGACACGGTTGTCCTCCGGTTTCAGTGGCATCTCTTTGCGAATCATGGGCGTTTCTTTTCCCTCTACGCGCACCACTGGTAATCTAATTTGCTCTTGGTACAAAACATGACCGTAACCAATTGTCCAAATATGGGCTGGGCAGAGGTACGGCTTAGTGCGATACCCCTCCCATTGGTGCATCAAATCAGCGCCAGCTTTTCCCAATTTCATTTCTTGCTCCAGCTTCTTGAGCCAAACCAGAAACCAATGATACCGCCCAGCATTGCCATCTCGTCTGTGGAGAAAATAATGTCAGAAACACGAATCAGGTCTTCCATGCTCAAGACAAGCCGTGGGTTGCTGTAGACGTAATAGGCAATCCAAGCATTGATAGCGCAGAGTTCCAACACAAAGATGTAAGTAACCATCGGGCGCACAGTACCTACAAAGTTAACCACCCAGCGGCTGGCTTCTTCCATGATCTTTTTGTCGTGGTCATAGGCCGCTACAGTCATCTGCGCGTCCGTCTCCATAGCAATCTGATCGGTGCGAATCTCTTCCATGCGCTCTTGGGCCGCAAAGCCTTGAGCCATCATCTGTAGCTGTAGTTCTACTTGGACACGGGCAAGAGCCAACTCATGCTTCTGGTCAGCCTTGTTCTGGAAGAAGTCCAGTAGTTTGGGTAAGCCCGATATGAGCAAACCGCCAAGTGTTGAGAATAGTGAAAGCATTATCCGAGTCCTATCATTCCAAGTAGTTTATCGACAATTTTCCCCGCCAACTCATCTGGCAGGAAGCGGAGCAGTCCAAGCACCCACCATGCAATGCACAACCGCACAAAGACTTTAAGAAAAAGGTCAAATTGCTTCTGGTACTCATTCACCGCCCACACCTTGATCTAGCACACAGATCAGAGACTTCATTAATACCCCAACCAACAGCACCAATAAACATCACAATAATAACAATGGCAGCCGCCCATTGCATTTGTTCGGCTTCAGCTTCTTTGCGCCTTTTCTCTTCAGCGTGTAAGGCCGCCATCTCTTTGGCATCATCCCTGTCCATTTCAGCTTGACGGGCTTTGGTTGCATTCCACACGTCTATCCGTCCAGATTGCATAAAAAGCATCTTTAACTGTTCTTCAAACCGTTTGGCTTCATCCAAAGCCATCTCAATTTGTAACGCCGCACCAAGGTTAGACTTTCCCCCTGTACGCTTGGCCTGAAGCATGGCCTTGGTAGCGGTGCTCTTTGCATCAAAAAGCTTGGCTATTGACGGCGTTAGACCTGCCAGATCACTAGCGACTTTACTAGCTTTTTTAACGACACTGATTGCAGTTTGCAATCCTTCTAGCGCCGTGATCGGATCAATCATTTCCGTACAACCTTTTCCCACTGTAGGCAAACAACTTTGCGGTTATAAACATCACCCGTCCACGCCCACCGCACACAGCGGTATTCAGTCTTCCTATCTTGGCTGGCTGCTCCCGGTAGAAACACCAAAAAGAGCATCAGTAGCCAACGCATTTATCACACCAAAGTCCACGCGATCACGTACGTACCATAGATGACAAAGGCCACAATAAGGGCCGCCGCAATGAATGCTTCAGCCCAGTCCCACATGGTCAGTTAACGGTTACGTCAGCCTCTTCAGGCTTGGCTTCTAACGCTGTCTTTAACATTGTGAAGAAGGCATCTCTGCCCACTTGGAGTTGGTCAACCGAGAACCTAGCTGAGTTTAATTTTCGGTCAAGGTCTGCAACGTGCTCCAGCAAAATACGTTGCTGGTCAGTCAAGTTATTTAATTGGTGCTCTACGCCATCAATTGTAATGATTTGGGGGTTGTTTGTATCTTTACCCATTTTCATTTCCTTTATGTTTACAGTTATCAAAATGCCATCTTGCCATATTTGGCGGATCGCCAATTTTATGGCAATGAGGACACGCTATTGTCTTTGCATTTAAGCGAGTTTGTCTAATTTTTTCTTTTGCAATATCACTATGTTTTCTACCATAATTAGGATTGTTTTTACCTGAAAACAAAATAGACAAAGTTTTTTTATGTTTTTCGGTAAGTTTTACTCCTCTTTTTTTAATTGCCATTTGAGCATATGATTCTTCTGAGTGTTTATTTCCAATGTTTGAAACTTGTATTTTTCTTTTTGTTTCTTCAGGCATCGGGCCTCTAGACACCCCAGTCTTAAGAATACTTAATTTCTGTTTTGTACTTTCTTTCATTGGCCCCCTAGGTTTTCCTAGTTGAGCAAAAGAAATTTTATGCTTTGCTTCTTGACTATGCACCAGCCCTGAAGCTCCTTCTCCACCAATAGTTAAATTTGTTAGTGCGTACCCTAGTCTTTTTAATTGATCAATACGTTCAATTTCAATTAAAAATGCAAAGTCCTCATCAATATTCTCAATTATTTTTAAAACATTGAAGCCATCTGTTTTTTTAACCACCCTGTGCCAATAAATGTTTCTTCCCATTTTACTAAAACATCTATTGCCACTTCCTTTACCCACATAAAAGACCGCCCCCGTATCTCTACGGATGTGTTCATACACATAGAAAGCAGTCATTTATCAGTCGCCGGTTATGCTGACCAAGGTAATGCGGTGTTCGCTGGACTCACCGGAGGGTTGGCAAGACTGTCCAGTTGTCCCTGCACACACTGCTGTGCGCTTGTAATCTGGTTCTCAGGAATCCAACCAATGACGGTGGCTTCTGTTAGGCTGGCGTAGGGGATGAATGCACCCTCTTGGTCAGCAGAGTTGAACTGCGTGTTGCCACCGATAGAAGCAGTGTAAGTGCCGTCTACGCCAGTGACTTCCCACAAAGCATTGACCACATAGTTAGGGTCAGGCTGTTGCAGGGTGTACATTGCTGTGATGCGGGTTGTAAAAGTGGTCATGATTTACCTTTCAGTTAATTAAGGGTGGGTTGCTTTGTAAGAATCAAATTCTGCTTTGAGTTCTTGAATTGCTTTTACCAATACAGAAACCATGCGGTCATAAGATACTGAGTCTGCTTGGCCTTCTTTGTTTACGCCAACTAATTCTGGAACAATTGGTTGTAGTTCTTCTGCAATTAAACCGACATCAGAACGACCACCCTCTTTGTATTCAAACTGGGTAGAACGCATTTGCATGACATGGCTCAAGCCGTAGATGCTGTCACGAATGTTGTCTTTGTAACGCGCAGAAGATGTGTCATAGGACAGCCGACCAGTACCAGTATTAAATCTAACAGCGTTTGTGCCTGCGTCACTGCCTAAGTCTGGAAAAAAAGGTCTTCCACTGTTATTCCAATAAGCCCGTGGATTCCCATCTCCATCAGACAGCACGATGTAGCTATCTGCTGTGCGAATGTCTAAGCCACCTTGGTTGCCACAGTAACCACCAAGAATGGTGTTTTTAGAACCTGTTGTAACTAAAGCACCGCAAGAATTAACAGTACCATTGTTTGACCCAACAAATGTATTGCCTGTGCCAGTAGTCAAACCATAACCAGCGGACGCACCTATAAGTACGTTGTGGTTTCCAGTGGACGTATATCCCGCTTGGTAACCAACCGCAACACTCCAGTTTATATTTGTACCCGTATAAAGTGCTTGATAACCAATAGCTGTTGCATTTACTCCTGTGGTGTTGGCTTGGAGGGCTTGGCGACCAAGTGCTGTGTTGTACGAACCCGTTGTGTTAGCTTGCAGTGCATTTACACCAAATGCAGAGTTAACCTCTCCTGTCGTGTTGCTATATAAACTTCTATAGCCAACAGCGGTATTGTCAGCACCAGTTGTGTTTGCATAAAGTGATTGATAACCTACAGCAGTGTTGTTAGATGCTGTGGTGTTAGCACCTAATGCGCCAGTGCCAACAGCAATGTTGTACGAGCCAGTTGTATTAAAGCGCATAGGCGAATTTGTAGAACCATCGTACCCACCCACTGCGGTGTTGGCAACCCCAGTGGTATTTGCATACAAAGCATTAGTTCCAACACCTGTATTACCTGAAGCGGTTGTGTTTTCTCGGAGTGTATTTTCTCCTACAGCTACGTTATAGCTTCCAGTGTTATTAAATAACAGCGCGTTGTACCCAAAAGCTGTTGTACTATTTCCAGTTGAGTTTGATCCACCCGCTTGAAATCCTACTGCGGTTAAAGCACCGCCTGTTGTATTTGCGTAGCCAGCCGTATAACCAACAGCCGTGTTGCCAGTAGGGGTGGTATTAGAGTACAGAGATAACGATCCTACTGCAACGTTTTGTGTTCCAGTAGTGTTACTGTATCCAGCTTGATAACCTACTGCTGTGTTGGATAATCCTGTTGTATTGGCAAACAAAGATTGACCACCAACAGCTACGTTGTAGTAACCATTAGAGCCTGAAACACCATACATAGCCTGAGAACCCACCGCTACGTTGTTATTTGCCCCAAGGTTGTTTTGGTTATATCCAGCCTGATAACCAACAGCAGTGCTGTTAGAGCCTGTTGTGTTGGAACCAAGCGCATCTTTACCAACCGCAGTATTAGAAGCACCAGTGCTGTCTTGTAACGCTCTAGTACCAACCGCAGTATTGTCACTGCTGGTTGTGTTAGTACTAAGAGCAGATGTACCAATCGCAGTGTTGTTGCTACCTGTCGTATTAAGGGCTAGTGCGGCAACACGAGAACCAATAATACCAGCACCCATTGCTACGTTGTTATTACCAGTAGTATTTGACCATAATGCGGCATACACAGTGGAAATAAATGTACCTACAGCCGTATTTGCAGTGCCAGTGGTGTTGGAGTACAGTGCTTGCGAACCAATTGCTGTTATTCCGTTGCCCGTAGTATTTGTATACCCCGCTTGATGTCCTACAACAGTGTTGTAAGATGCTGTGGTATTGTTTGCAAGTGCGGCGGCACCAAGAGCCGAGTTGTAACTACCGGTTGTATTGCTGTATCCAGTTGTGCGACCAACATAAACATTCTCTGCGCCAGTCGTATTTAAATACCCAGTCTGAATACCTAGGGCAGTGTTGTAGCCACCAGTGGTGTTGGTATAGAGAGACTGATAGCCAACAGCAGTGTTGTCTGATGCTGTGGTGTTAGCGTTAAGGGCATTAGCACCAACTGCTACATTATTTGTGCCAGTAGTATTAGCTCCTAATGCAGTTGAACCAACGGCTGTATTAAAAAATCCCGTGGTGTTTGCTTGTAAAGAGTTATTTCCAAAAGCATTATTTGCGTAACCACTTGTAGTAAGTTTTAATGCTTCATACCCAAAAGCAGTATTTGAATTTGTAGTTGTTACTGTTGCTAAAGCATTGATACCAAAAGCAGTCGAGTTGAATCCAGTAGTATTAGACACTAAAGCACCAGCACCTACAGCCGTATTGGAAGCCACACCACCACCACCACGGCCTACGGTGATGCCGTAAACAGTCAGGTCAGTACCAGAGTACAAAAGGTTAGCAGAGTCAATTAAGTTACCGCCAGTGGTTGTGTAAACCACTCGACCAGATGTCAAAGAAGAGTCGGTAAGGTTTGCCGCTACAAGTGTAGTGCCATCAAAGGTCAGATTGGAAGAACCAGCCAATACGCCAGAACTGTTGAACTGAACCTGAGTGTTAGAACCACCAGCCGCACCAGCCGTGGCTGTACCAACAACCTTTACATAGTCTGTGCCGTTGAAGTAAACAAAGGCTGTCTCGCCTACAGCGATAGAAACACCAGTCTGGCCTGATGCTTTAAACGTAACGATACCGCCCGTAGCAGCGTTCACCACTGTGTATGTCTTGCTGTAGCTTGGGCCTGTGACTACCTTGGCGACTGTCAGCGTACCTGTAACCCGCACGATGGCAAACTGGGCTGTGACTGTGCCCGCGCCTGTCAGACTGGATGTGACATTAGAAGCTGAAGCGTCACCAGTGGTGTTAGCCAGAGTTACCGCGCCATCACCTGTTAGAGTCAAAGTACCGGCAATGGCAATATTAATGTACTGCGTTAGACCATTGTTAACGGTATCGCCCCATGTGCCGGAGAGTTCCCCCTGTACTGGTAGAGCTAAACCTAGTTGTCCTGTTGCGCCTGTAGTCATTTAAAACTCCTAATTCGTTGAAACATCAGCCCATGCCGCTGTCTGTGTATTACCAATAGTCTGCCAGCTTGCAGTCTGCGTGTTACCAATATTCTGCCAGTTTGCGGTCTGCGTGTCATCTATAACACTCCATCCAAACGCCTGTGAAAATGCGTTAACCGCTCCAGTTGCCGATACGCCCGTTAAGGCTATTGACTTGTTAATTCCTACCGACCCAACTGCGCCTATTGCAGCTACACCCGTTAAAGCCGGAGAATGCAAAACACCCAGTGTTCCAACCGCACCCGCCGATACCACACCTGTCAAAGCTACGGAGAACGCTGGAACCACCGTCCCAACAAACCCGCTGGCAAAAGTCCCATTCTCAACAATAATGTACGATGGTACGACCGTTCCTACATCACCCGTTGCCGATACACCCGTCAGAGCTATCGCTGTACTACTTACTACCGTTCCGACCTCGCCGGTTGCTTGAACACCTGTCAGGGCTATTGCTTTTTCAATACCTACTGACCCTACGGCTCCCGTTGCCGCTACGCCTGTGATAGCTGTCTCAGTGCTTGCTACAACCGTCCCAACCAACCCAGATGCCGTTACACCTGAGAGAGCTACCTCAACACTTACCTTTACTAACCCAACGGCTCCCGTTGCTTCAACGCCCGTGATGGCAAGTTCACCGCCGCCCCAGACACTACTACCCCATGTACCATCGCCCCATCCAAGAGACATGACATCAAGTTGTAGACAAACGCAATAACGCAGTTGTCGTTGAACTTGTCGGCATCGTCAACGTAAACACCCCAGACGTAATGGTCTGGCTGCTGAATGTGTGAACGCTAACCGCTGTGTCGCCCTGTGTGGAGTTGTAAATCAACACCGCATCAAAAGCAGCAAAGGTTACAGGTGTTGCCGTGGCCCCGTAGACAATACTTGCCGAAGGAGTCCAATAAGCCACCCCTGCGGTAGCTGAAGCATTGGTAGCTACAGGCACATTGGCATTGGTAATTACCACACCACCAGCCGAATAGTTTGCTGACGATACTTCATTGCTCGCACTGTATACCGTAGTAGAAGCATTTATTGTTGCCCCGACAAGATACAAAGCTGCTTTAAACGTGTCTACAGTTGGGGCAGTCAAACTACCCCTGCTGGTCAACGTAATAGTGCCAAATTGGTGACCGCCATTCAATAACTGCCCCATGAAAGAGGTGCACATACTTTGAGTATTCGCCATGATTTATCCTAGTGATGCTGCTTCAAGACCCGCTAACATGGATTTTTTCAAAGCCACATGAGCAGAACGATGTACTAATTCGCCGTCCAACCAATACTCCACCCATGTGGTTGTTTCGTTGTCATTATCCAATGAACCTTCACGCTTTTCAAGCAATGATTCGTCCATGTCACCTTTGGTTGTTGTAACAATCAATTTGAACTCCTAATAAGAGCCGCCGTAGCTGAGTTGGCAGGCATTGTGATGGTGAAATTTGTAGATGTTTTGTCAGACCCGAAGTCCAGCACGGCAATAGATTTATTACCCTGCGTGACGTTATAGATCAGCGCACAACGGGCAGTTACTGAGGCGTTAAATACTACATCAGCAAAGTCTACAAAAGCTGTATACCCAGAAGAGCTAATAGTCACGCCCGTAAGCGTTACGCCACCCGCCACGTAACCGCCACCCGTTACCTCTGCGGTTGTCGTGTAAACGGTGGTTGCCTCGTTTAAATCAGCCGCAGCCGTGTACAGGGCAATCTTTAGCGTGTTAGTTGCTAAGTTATGAACGCCTGTGTATAGCTCTGTTTTAAAGCTAGTCGTTTGGGTTTGGACAATACTACTCATGAAACAGCCACTCTAACCTGACCATCACGATAAGCATCGGCACGTTGCTTGCCATCTGACAAGTTTTTATACAGAGCAATAGCCTGTACGTAACGTTGTTGGGCAAGAGCCACCATATCCGCTTCACCTTTCATGTAGGTGTAAGCCTCACAGATAGTTCCATACAACAATACAGAATCAAAGTTATCACCTAGCCATGTGGTTCCGGCTGTGACAATTGACTCGGGATAATAGTTGTAGTGAAGCTCTGCAATGTATGCGGCACTTGGAGTAGGCCCAACAATGAACGTCAATTCATTTACATTGTCTGACCGTGGGCCAAAGATTGCGTAGTGTTTGGGTTCACTGACCTGTGCAGACAAGGGATAAGCTTCACGGATGAAGTTAACGTCCTTGTTCAAGAGATACAAGTAATCACCTTGGAAGACAATAGAGCCTGATACCGTACCGCTATTTGCAACAGTTAATGTGATTGTGGTTCCAGCAATGCTACGAACCTGTGCATTAGTGCCAATCCCTGTCCCAGTTGCCTGCTGGCCCACAGCAATACCTGTCGTACTAGCCACCACAATTGTTTTCTGCCCAGATGTTCCTGTAGCAGTTGTAGTGTTATACGGATATACGGCAAGGCTGTATACAGACAAAAAGTCTAATGGACACTGAAGGTACTTATTGCCAGTGGTTAATGCGCCCGTCACGTTCTTTCGCAAGTTAGCAGGCTGCGCGGTGTTATAGATGCGCTGCTCCGCCTGACGAATGAACGTATTCATATTGTCAGTTGGGAAAGAGTTCTCGCAGTAATCGCTTACCTGCGTGACAAGCTCACTGTAATTCATGCCATCGGGCCTCTAGACATAAAGCCTTTAGTAGCCGCGCCAGCACCACGCATTTTGATACCAGTTGTCTTAGCTGCTGGCTGAGAACGACGATAAACGTTACCAACAGCCATGTTGACTGTTCCGGCATCGCTGTGGTCAGGGCCAGATCCGGGATTCTCAGAAGCTTTAACTTCTTTGCCGGTCATTGTGTGTGGCTTTGCATAGACCTTGGCATCGCCAACTTCTTTACCCATCATTTTTTTGCTGTATGTAGCCATGATTAGCCTCGCTTCTGATTGGCAATCTTTGCCAAGTTACGACCCATTGATTTCATATCGGCGTTGGTTTTACCCTTACCCTTACCTTTTCCGCCCATCATTTCTTTTTGGGAAGGGCCACTGGTAGGGAAAACTTGAACATCAGTCTTACCCTTTTTAGCAATGCCGTCGGCTGATCTTGTGTATGCCATGTTTAAACTCCTTAAGATACCGTTACTGTACCAACAAATGTCGTTGCCACCAAGTAGTTTGGTGTTAATTCCGCATCAAAAAACCTAGACCCGCCAACCGGATTCCAGCCCCACTGAATGTCTCGCGAACCACCAGTCAAACTACCAATACTGTTTACGCCTGCCGTAACGTATGTTGTGTCCTTGCGTGGATTACGTAAAGCCTGCGGATCATCAACAGGAAATGTACCAAGCATTAATTGCGGCTGATCAGGATCCCAGCACTCCGGACAGACCAACAGTTGATACTTACGCTGCTTAATAATTTCTGTCTTAAGCTTTTTAAGTTTAAACTGCTGCCCACAGCGATCACACATGGCAATCGCTATTTTGCCGGATGCAAACCTATTCCCCATTACGTACCACCAATAAACATCTGACGAGGCACAAACCTTACAGCAGCTTTTTCACGGTCTTCACCGGCTGCAATTTCAAAGGTCTCATCGTAAATCTGTTTGAGCATCTGAATGCGAGGCATTAAGTCTGGTGTCTTAATTGCAATGTGATACGCCAGACCTGCCACCAAACATGGCAGGAAGCGGAAGTTCATATCTGAGGTCTCCATACCAGCACCCGCATCCTGCACTCGCCTTAAGCGCCAGTACACGAATTGGTAAGGAGTGCTGTTATCAGGTGTAGGCCACACAGTAACCGCAGGAAGCTGCGGGACAAAGACTGCTGTGCCATCTGCCTGAGCGGCGGCTGTAGTGTTGTTCTGACCACGGTACACACCACCGAGGGTATTCCCTGATATGTATGTGTAATATATATCTTCTGTGTTTAAACGTATAAAGCCTGCTCCGGCTAACCCAACCACCGAGTTAAGCGTGATCGTTGTTGCCGTGGAGGTAATGGCTCCGTCCAAGACCGCAGTCGTTGGATTAGTTTGTCCAGAAAGACGCTGAATCCAAACTTGGATTGGTCTTGCTTGTTGTAGTTTGTTCGGAATGGTCGCATAAGTAGACACACTAATACGTGTAATGGTTAAGTCAGCCTGCGTAGAAGAGGTGTTCTGCCCTGTGCGGATGACATGCTCAAGCAAGTCAATGGTATCTGTAGGTAAAGCATACGTGGCAAGTCCCGGAGTAAGGTTGATTACACCCTGCTCCATAGTCCACATGTTAATCCCTTTGTTCTGCCACTCTATGGTCATTAGGTTCATAGACCTACGTGCTGTACGTAAGTCATAACCTGAACGCATTTCCCGCCCAGCCCTCTCCCACGCTTCCTCGGCAATCTCCGTGAAGTCCATATTGAAGAGCGTTGAGCCGGTAGTGGTCATCTAAATCCTGCCGTTTTCTTTGCTATCGTTTTTGGTTGGGCTACAAACTGTTTGCCCGCCGCCTTGCCTGCGCGTTTGGCTTTGGTTGTAGCTGCGTACTCAGATGATGATAAAGACTTGATAGCCGCTTCGGGCAAATACCGCTCCCCCGTCTTGCTAGACGGTTTGCCAGACTTAGTGCGCCATTTCTGGTCGCCCCAATCTTTAAGCGATTTCTGAGGGGCTTTCAATCTCTATATCCTCCACCAGCTTCCTTGTATTTTTTAGCTACAAGTTGAGCTTTACGAGCAGACCATTCACCAGCGCCTGTACCATGAGTTGCCGCAGCTTTTACCTGAGACACAATTCTCTTACGCAAATCTGGCTTGGTGTAGTTACCAGCAGCATTGACTTTACCGCCTTCAGCGTACTGCGTGAAGTCAGTGTCATCACGGCGAGCTTTACGCTTGCCTTTGGACATTTTGCTAGGGAGCATTGCCCCCATTCCACGGCTTGCCATCATTTTGGATTACCTTTGGTTTTTTTGGCTAGAAACAATTTATCAACCATTTCTATCCGCTGAGGTTTAGTTGTAACCTTGTTAATAATACCCAACCGTTTAGGCTTACTCGCGCCGTAAAACCCAGCCTTTTTTAAAGACTTAACTACTTTAGCAGCAGGTTTTACGGTTGCCATGTCAGCACTTTCCGCCGTAATTCATCTTAACCATTGTGCCTTTGGTCTTGCCTTTAGTGGCACAACCATCTGCACGGCTAGAAGCTGAATTAACAGAGCCACCGCTCTTCATGCCTTTAACACGATTTTTTAATAGTGCTTCTTCTTCAGGACGACGACCACTTCTAATATTTTTGGGGTCAATAAGTCCTTCGTCGTCAAAACGAGGGCCACTTCTAATATTAGATGGATCAATAAGTTTAGGAGTAGGAGTTTTTTCTTTACGGCGTGTCAAACCTTGTTTGGCATTTAAATAGTCACGCAAGTTGTCATAGCCTGATTTGGCTAATTCTTCCTTGGTAACAACTGCTGGCTTAGGTGCTTTTACAGTTCTACTGGAACCGGGGCCACCAAAACCTTTATTCCCAGACTCAATAATTTTGCCTGCATCTCTTGCGCCTTCAGCTTCAGCCCGCATACGTTCTTTGGCACTGTTGATACGCATTTCAGCTTGACCTACGTCATACGCCTCTTTCATACCCTCATTGCTATCGCCAACGGCCTCACCAATATTTTCATTATCAGGTAAGCTAACTTTCATAATATTCCCCTTAGCAGGCTCTGCCGCCCTTGGTCATCTTAATCATTGTGCCTTTGGTTTTACCCTTAGACGCGACACCATCTCGAGTAGCGGAAGTTTTGACTGAACCCATCTTAGATGGGGCCATACCGCCAGCCTTCAGACCTTTGTGAGCCTTAGAAGCTGGCATCCCTGCATGTTTAGCCAAAGCTGCTGGCATTTTGCTTTTAGCCATGCCGCCTTTAGCCATCTTGCCTTTGCCGTCAGCAGCAAAGTCAGGAACCATTTTGCCGCCCTTGTTGACCATAGTCATACCACCGTCTGCGTATCCACCCATATTCATCTTTTTCATGTCGCCACCTTTAGAAAATTTACGGCCTTTATCAGCCTCTGAAAAATCCTTTCCCACGGACTGTGGGACTCCTGCTTTCTTGGCGAACGATGGGTTATGAGCCACCGCTTCCATGAAATTGTGCTGCTTTTTACTTGTGCTTGGCATCATTTCCCCGCTGAAAGAAGCTGGTCAATTTTTGCTTCAAGTTTGTTAAAGCGTTGGTCAATGTGGTTAGTAATTTTGTCAATTTCTGCTTGAGTAACGTTATCACGGGCAACCTCCTCACGGGTTTTGTTCAACAGGATCGTGACACGAGCCAGCTCCCTGAACTTTTCATTCATCATATAACCTAACAATCCAATCACTAAGGACAGGACGGCAGACCAAGCGGTGTTTAGATCTAGCACATCCGACCTTTAGTTTTGCCGCGCTGGGCTATACCATCTGCGCGTTTAGAAGCAGGCACCTTTCCTCCGCGTGAATAATCATCACTCATCTTTGGAGTTCTATTGCTACTACTTTGGCGTGGAGAACCAAAATTTAATTGACCTGTTATTTCCGGCTCTCGTTCTCTTTCTTTGTAATCTTTTGCAGAACGTGAACCAGTAATCCGATCAAAAGTATATTTCTCTTTAGGTTTAGCGCCGCCAACACCGCCGCTTGTCGGTGAGGAAGAACCGCCGCCGCCACCGCCACCACGATTTGGATCGTATTCGTTAATACTGCGTTTCATAACACTTCCTTAACAGTTCCAAGCTCTAAGAGCTTTGTTGATCCGTGAGTCTGGGTCGTTGGCGGTTTTGGCAGAAGTTAGTTTTTTCTTCATGCCACTCATCCTTGCACAAAAGGAGTCGCGCCGTGAGCCGCCTTCCGGCTGGGGAGGTTTCAAGTTCATACCTTGCGCTTTCGCGGAGGCCCGACCCTTGGCGTTCAAGCCGCCCTTCTCGGACTTGCCTTCTTTCCTCTGCCATGCTGGTGATTTAGCCATAATAAATCTGCGCCGCGTCAATTGCGCTCATGTAGGCATAAATCCCATTGACCGCCAACACGCCTTCACCGGGAATAATGGGGGCGTTTTGGAACTCGTCTGATGAGTGCGTTTCGTAGGTCATCAGCCAACGATTTGCGCCACTGACATAAACGGCTGCTGGAGAACCTGTGATATTCCCAGTATTGATGTCTGTGATCGTAAACGCATCTGCGGTTGTTACAGTGATGGCGTAATTTCCATCAGTGGCAGCACCACCTGAGCCACTGTCAAAGTGAATACCAACAACAGTGCCGGTTGTTAACCCATGCGCAGTTTTTGCAATTGTTACGGTTGTGCTGTTACGACCATAAGTTACGCTTGAAGTTACTGGGGCTGTAGTCGTATCAAACAAAACCAAAGTTCCGCTACCGCCGTAAAAAGAAACGCCTTTTACACGGTTGCGCCCAAGCACAAAAAAACCGCTTTGGTTTAAATGTCCTTGTTTTACGTCATATTGCATCGTCATGTTGTTGCTCCGGTTCTGGTGCGTCTAACCTGTTTATAAGCATCTTGTACGCTTGGATTGTGGCTTGAGCCTGAATCAAAAAGGTTTGGGCCTTCTGCGCTTCAGTCTCAAGTTCACGAATCTCAGACTCCAAGAATTCCTTGGTGATCTGCATTAGGCTACTGCGCTAGCAACAACCAAAAAGTAATCAGCACCGGCAATACGAACTCTAAGACCGCCAGCCAAAGTGCTTGAGCTAGTAGCCGCAGTGAACAAGCCTGTACCTGTACTAACGTTCATCAAGCGAGTCATCTTGCCTGTGCCAGCACCCGAGTCAGTTACGCGGATAAAAGCACTTTCAGCACCAAGAGTTGTGCCAGAAGCAAAGTCAGTATCCAACTGCAAAGCAGCCAATGTACCGCCGGGGGCGGCAACAGCAGCACCAATGGTTGCACGGATTGCGTTAGCCGCACCAGAGATCGTGCCGCCTGTGTTAATTGAAGTAGAGATATGAGCACCGTTGATTGTGCCGCCTGTAGCGCCGTTAGCACCCGTTACTCGGGTCAAAGCACGAAATGTTTCGCCTGAACCTGTAGAGGTAAAAGTCAACCGGTTATACGACAAACGTGTATCGCCAGTGGTGGCAGATGTCGTAGCGTAAGATTCAGAAATATTGCCAGCAGTTGTTACTGCAATGGGGGAGGTTGCTGTGCCGCCGATAAAACCGTTTAACGATTTGACTGGGCCGGAGAATGTGGTCAATGCCATGATTTTTCCTTACATACAAGTTAAGTGCATTAGTCTGTATGTCGTCAGCCGGGACTGTCTAATGCACCGGAAAACCCCGGATGTGTATTTATACCACTACGTTTAAACCAATGCAACAAAAAAGGGAGCCGAAGCTCCCCTTTTTTTTGATGCCTATTAAGCGCCGGGTGAACCGAACACGCCCAAAGGATCTGACACGCCGAAGCTGTAACGCTCACGGGCTTTGTAACGAACGTTACCTGTGTCAAAGTCACCGTCCATGCCTGTAGACATGGGGGTACGCACGAAGTGCTTCAAGCCGTTAGGCACATCTGTACACAGGAACCAAGCATTGGTGTCTGTCAGATAGTGGTTAACGGTGTAGCCTTCAGGGATTGAGCCGTTGTTCTTCAATGCGTTGATGTCATTGTCGGCTGTAGAAACACGAAGTTCGGTTTCCAGCAAACGTGTGGCAACGAACATCAAAGCAGGAGGAACAATCAACTTCCTAGGCTTTGCAGCGATCAGCAAGCTACGCTCATCTGTCCAAGCAGCGATCTGAATAACAGCGTTTTCCAACGATGTTTCATTCAAGTCGGCAGGAGTAGATGGTGTGTTGCTGTTAACTCCACCAGAAACCAAGGGGTGCTGCGTCGAGAACAAAACCTGACCGTCACCATAGGTGGGGTTACCGGAACCAGTAAAACCGGTGTTCAAGATTGCAGCAGCTTTAACTTGCTTGGTGTAAGCCATACCACGGGCCAAAGCCTTGGTATAACGTGAAGACAGGCTGTCATACAAGTTATCTTCCACAGCTTCCTCTGTGATGGAAAAGCCCATCGCAATGGTTTCGTGAGTGTAACGTGCAGTCCATGCTTCCTGTGCATTGTCATAAGCGATGGCAGAACCCTCGTTTTTGACTGGTGCAGCAGCAAAGCCAGACAGCTTTGTCTCTTCTTCAAAGCTACGCTCAGATGTCTCTGTTTCGTAGATCTCTTTGTGCTCTTCGCCGTATTTAGCGTACTCAAGACCGAACAAAGCGTTCAAGCCGGGGAGTAATTCTTTGAGCAGTTGTGCGCGTGAAATAGCCATGATTTAGCTCCTTAGATGCCAACGGCGTTGCTGAAGGCGTGTGCGCCGGGATTGAACTTAACCAGAACATCTGGGAAAGCGTCAGTCACAGGAGATGCAAAGCCGATAATTTTAAACGCAGCAGCAGCGGTCTGAGTGGTTGACTCTAATGCGCTGGTCGAGTTACCTGTACGGGTAGAACCTGTAGAAGTGGACTGTACGGCAGCAAAGAAAGTGTTAGCACCAAGATCCGACTGGTCAGCAACGCCGTCCAGTTGCGCTTGGAAAGTTACGCTGTCATCCGTTACAACATACGCAGTTACCACGCCGGTTGTGCCGGAGGGGTAGTACTGACCGTAAATTTGCTGGCCTTGTGCGTTAATGTACGAACAGCCTACAAACACGCCGATAGCACCAAGATTATTACCACCAAGGTTATTGGTAGTCAAATCTGCGCCGGTAGCGGTAGACAAAGCAATATAACCGTCAGCGCCGATGATAACAACTTGTCCATAAAACAAGTTAGTACCTTCGCCAGCAGGATCGATTAAGAATTGACTCGTAGCGCCAGCATAGGGCATGCCGTCGATACGATTTATGGGTCGTAGCCCATAGGGTGCAGCAGTAGTTGCCATTTAAGACTCCTAAAAAATTAAGTACCTTTTCCGAAAGTGACCGTGGACTTACGTTCTTTGAACATAGGCATCCTCGGATCATTCTCGCGCATGTATGTATTGTCAACTGATTCCATTTGCGCATCCGCTTGTTGGCGATAATACGCATTACGTTGTTCAGTAAACTCTACAGGTGTTTTGCAAAGCAAGAGACCACCTACCTCGATACTGTCTGGAAACTTTGCCGCAGCAGAGCTAAACAAACGAATCTCGGGATGATCAGAGGCTCTAACGGGTTCCCAACCCTCGGCAAGCTTAGAAGAATAATTGGTTCCATCGTCTTTACCTTGTACAGCGATACGAATCCACCGATATTTGTAGCCTTCTTCCGCGATTGGATCGGGGAGAAGTTTAGGAGGCATCCATTGTTTTGGACGTTCCGCTACTTCGCGGGTAGATAGATCACGACTAGGACGTGCAGATTTTTCCATAATTATTTCCTCATTTCTTCAGCAACCTTACGGGCGTACAGTTCCAAAGGAACTCCCAACCGCTTGGCGAGATTCACTTGCGTCTGCGTTAGCACGATCTTTTTAGGCGCTGTGCTACGGGTAGCCGGTGAAACAACATTGGACTTGGTTCGCTGAGGTTTCGCATCAGCGGATTCTCCGGCTCCAACTTGGTCGGGGAATCTTTCACGGATGTCAGTGTCAATACGACGATAGTATTCATCACTGCCAACCCTAATACCATTCTCAACAAGTTCCTCATGTAGCCCTAAAGCATATGAAGTCATGCGTTTGTTGCTTCCAAACCACTGATTTTGGTCTTGCCACGCTAGTAGTTTTTCGTCAACGGGCGCTGCCTGTTGAGGTTGTGGTGCTATTTGTACAGGAGTTTCTTCCTCTTGTAAAGGGGCGGGTCTAAAATTATTTACTTTGTCTGCGCGGATTCTGGCAGTAGTGAGTGCTTCCTGAGCATCCAACAACTTATCAGCATCTCCAGACTCGTAAGCTTCTTTATAGAGCCGTTTAGCTTCTTCAATCTCGGAGTTAATGACCTTCTTGGCTTGTTCCAAGAGAACAGTCTGCCCTTGATTGACGGAGCCTTTGAGCTTTTTGTTTTCTTCAAACATTGCCTGAGCAAGGCGAAGAGCCTCTTCTTTTTCACGCTCGGCAGACTCTTTGGCTCTGCGTTCTTCGTGATATCCCTTGGTGAAGTGTTTAAACCTATTCTTGACGCTCTCAGAGTAGGTTGCTAACTCTTCTTCTGTAGGATCTTGCGGAGCTTCCTTCATTGGAGTGCGGTAACGATCCTCTTCCGGGGTATCGTCTACGACTTCAATTTCAGGGGTGTCTCCTTCTGGAGTTACAACTTTCCCGCCCTTTCGGAGGTTATCTTCCTTTTCATCAGGAAACTCAAATTCTGTTTTTTCAATTTCAGCCATGATTTTTCCTTAGTTAGGTCGCTGGATGCCGCGAGGGTCTTGCACAACTGCCTGAATAGAATCGTCGTTAATTAATCTCCACTCCGTTCCGTGAATCTTCATGCGGGTTCCCGTGTTAGGACGTACTAACACAAAGTCTCCCACTTTGCAGGCTGGGCCTGAAGGGAAGCGGGCTGCGTCTTTAAACGCATCGGGGCCAATCTTGGCTACAAACAGCACGGGGGATAAAAGCTCCTCGTGAAGAATTGCAGTTGCAGATTTAAGGATCCCTGTTTCACTGTATTCATCTTCTGCTTTTGGAAGCATACAAAGAATGTGGTAAGTAGCCGGATCAGGCACTTGTTTGGCTTTCTCTTCAGGGGAGGTGTTAAGCACTCCACTGAGATCTACCGCACTGACATCAAATTCAGTCATCGTCATAGTCTTTCGTTTTACGCACAAGGTCAGCAAGTTCATACTGCGCGGTTTGCAGACCTCGGATTGTCCCGCACAGTTCTTTGTAGTGATCGTGGGATTTAGCACCACCACCACTGACAACATCGACTAACTGCTTGACATGTTCATCAAGCTTTTTGTTTAAACTCTCAAGCAGTTTGTCCATCATTCACCCCCGGTACGTTTTGCGTTTAAAAGCATCTGTAAAAGCTGTTGTTTAGCCTGCAAGTCCTGCGTTTGTTGGTTGTGTTCCAACTGCTGCTGATGTTGTTGTTCAGACATGCGCATTTCTGCCTGTTTTTTCATGGCATCAATTGCAATGTCTTGCTGGGCTTTTTGTGCGGCAGCAGCAGGGTCTTCGCCTTGTGCGCCTTGCATCTGCGCCATTTTGAGTTGAAGCTCTGCCTGCTTAATAGCCAAGTCGCCTTGAACTTTCTGCGCTTTGGTTTGAGCATCTTGTTGCTTGATTTGCAACTCGGCTTGCTGCATCTGCATGACGGGGTCTTGCATCTGCTGTTGGGCTTGCTGTTGGGCTGCTTGGTTCTTGTTGATGTCCAAGAGTTGTTTTGCCGCCTGTGCAACCAACTTAGACAACTGAACCTCAACATCCTCGGGCATCTCAATGTTTGGCATCGGTAGAGTAGCGCCAAGGCGTTGCTCAATCTTGGTTCTGTACTGGAAGGCAATGTGTTCAGCTACGTGGGCCATGATTGCAGCCTGCATCTGTTGAGCCATTGGGTTTTGACCCATCTGACCCATCACCATAGGATCCTGCATCATTGATGTATGTACAGCAATGTGAGCGTCGTGATCTTGGTAAATGAATGCTTTAGTTGGCTTTCCAGTCAAGAAAGCCATGTTCTCTGAGATTGGATCTCGTGGTGTTAGATCATCATCTACAGGTACAAGCTTATCCGCATTCTTAACGCCTAAGACTTCAATCATCTGGCGGTGCAGCAAAGGGAGGTTGTAGATCTGTGGAGCGCCTTGTGCCAACTGAATGACAGCCTGATACTGCATGATCCGTTGAGCCATCGTGGCTGAATTAGGATCTGATACGGGGATAACATCCACCATGTCATAGTCAGCCCGTTTAGCTTGGGGCGTACCAAACACAGGCGTGTAGTCGTAATCCTCCGGCATGTAGTCACGGATGATTTCTTTGAGCAGTTTAAACTCTTGCTTCATTGAATAATGAACACGAGCCTGCACCGCAGACATTGTCTTAAGCTGGCGCTCAAGTAATGCTAAAGTTGTACCTACGGGAGAGTTAGCTGACATATCGCTGATGTTCATATCTGCGATTGATCCGAGTCTCCTGCCTTCGTCTGTGATCTGGTTCAAGAGAGCCAAGAGAACCTGAGAAGGTTCTTTGTATGGCAGGGCCATGATGTTCTCTTTGACTGATCCGCTAGGAACGTCTACATCACGGAACTCACCCGGCTGGATGGGAGTGTCATCTCCTTTGATTCGTAGTCCCCGAGTCTTCAAACCTCCGGGCAGATTAGACAGAGTACCCGCGTCCACCAACTGACGAATAATAGATGTACCCGCACGGGCATAACCACCGATCAGGTGGATAAGACCTAGACCATAAGCTCCAAATCCGGGCACGTAGGTGTACTGGACAAAATGCTGGCGCTTAAGCTTGTGTTTGTCGTCTTCATCCCAGTTTCTGCGGATGGAGAGAATCTCAGTCGTACCTCGCTCTAGGGTAATGACGTAAGGAAGAGCAATGCCGTCTTCATCTTCATAACCGGGCAGGTCGTAGTCTACGTGGATCTCATAGATCTGGTAGCGGTCGTCGTCATTGAGGTTGTAGCCTTGGTCTTCGGCTTTCTTCTTCTCTACGTCAGTGTAAAACTGAAGAGGTTCTCCAAGTTCTTTGTCTAAGTAAAAACCGGAGACTTGAAGCTTGCGAATGTCATTTTTTGTCTTGCGCATGATGTGAGTCACACGCTCGGAAGTCATGGCACTAGAAGCACCGTAAGGAATAATTACATCCTCTGCGGGGATGAAAATAGAAGCTTGACGGCCCAAGGAAGGATCGTAGTAGACCTTTTTAAATGCTGCGCCAGCCAGACCTAGAGAGTACAGAAGGCGTTCATGCTCTGGACGATACTCAGGCATACCTTCCGTCAATCTGTAGTTCATGTCATCTTTGACACGCTCCGCAGCCTCTTCCTTAAGTTTATCAATTGCACCAATGATTTCCGTTTTGACAGGGCCTTGAGCCGGGAAAGTCTCAATAATCGTTTCACTTTGAAACCTGACCGCCGCTTCAGTAAGTACTGTAGAAAAAACTCCACAGGCTCCGAGCCAAGGTTCTGTTCGTTCTTCATACTTCATCCCCAAAACATCAAGACCTTTGACATACATCTCCACCCAATCTTTTCGGGAGTTAACGTCTGTATCAATCATTTCAATTAGATCACTGGAAATCTTTTGAAGTTCACTGTCATCCATGTACTCTGCGAGGTTGTCGTCAAAGTTTTCCTCTTCCTCGGTCTCTGGCATGAGGTCAATCTCTACGCCGTCAATACCAATCTTAAGACCCTCGGGGTTGACAATCTCAATCTCCATTGCCGGGCTGTCATCCATCTCCAAAGCGTTTAAACCTAATGGAGCGGGATTTAATGATTGTTCAATGCTCATATTGTTCCTTAGTAGTACTCTACTTTTCTACGACGGTAAAAAGGTTCATCTTCTTCATCAGAATCAATGGAGATGAAACCTCCCAAGCGAAATCGCATCAAAGCCTGACTGCTTGAGTCAACAAGGTCGTCGTGGTCTCCATTAGGGAAAGAAGCCAACTCATCCATCACTTCTTCAGCCCATCGGGTTTCAGGACACCACACCATGCTAGATTCAAACAAAGCAGAGATAGCGTTTACACGCGATATCTTATCGTTTCCTTTGCCCGGCGTATACTCCGCAACCGGAATTCCCATCTTTCTCATCTCGTAGATCAACGGAGCGCCTGCTGCCCGCTTCTCTACAATCAAAGTGTCGGGTTCATATTCCTTGTATATCTCTAAAGCCTTGCGCTTTAGATCAGGGAACTCCATACGCTCCTTGAATGCGTCCAGAAGGATGATGTTGGCCTTCAAATTCCCCTGTTTGTCGGGATGTTGGAAGACACCCCACGTTGTACAGGCTGAATAGTCTGCCCTATTATTCTTTTCAAACGCAGTATCCCAAGATTGAATGATGTATTCGCACTCAGGGGGTCGTTTTTCCTCCCAAATCATCCAATGTTCGCGCTTAATGATTGCGCCTTCCTCGGATGTGGGGTTCTGTTGGTACTGCGCTTCCCATTTAGAGACGGGAAGCTCGGCTTTCAAGGCTTCTAGAGCTGTTTTAGACCAGAATCCGGGCCATAAAGGGTTCCCGTTGGGCATAATTGCGGGAAAATCAATGACTTCCCACTGATCTACGCCATCTTTATCGGAGTTTTTGAGGATCTGACCGGTCAAATCTCGCTTAGACCACCGAGTCATCACAATAATGATGGCTCCACCCGGCTGTAATCGCTGACGAGGGCCGGAAGTGAACCACTCATAGACCCCGTCAAACACTGCGGGGTTAGCTTGCTTGGCTTCCTGCTCAGAATGCGGGTCATCAATGATTAAAAGATCGGCTCCTTTACCTGTGACAGCACCCCCAACGCCAATAGCGAAATAATCACCACCCACGTTAGTATTCCAGCGACCTGCGGCTTTTGAATCGCTCGATAGCTTAGTTTGAAATACCTTCTGATACTGTTCAGATGAAACAAGATTCCTAACCTTTCGTCCAAAACCTGTGGCAAGTTCTGCGGTGTGTGCAGTCTGAATGATCTTCTTCTGAGGAAACTTCCCCAGAAACCACGCAGGCAACAGGAAGGAAGCAAACTCAGACTTGGTATGCCGGGGAGGCATGTTAATGATTAATCTCTTAAGCTCCCCGTTAGCTACCCGCTCAAAAGCATCAGACATGATCTTGTGGTGGGATCCCGATATGAAGATGGGCCACATCTGCGTCACGAAGTACAAAAAGGATTCTTTGGATCTTTCAATTTTGTCCATCTCCAGCAAAGCCTGAATCTTTGCACGGTTCTCCGGCGAAGCCTTGGGAACCATTGCCATGTAGTTCTTAATCTCTGCGTGGGTCAGTAGACTCATAGACGTGCTACAGCCTTTACCGAGGTATCCACCAACTTAATAGCATGGAACTTATAAGGCTTGGTCACAATGTGTCCGTCGGTCTTTAACCGATGAACAATCCTGTGGATATTTGACTTAGATTTCAATCCAATCCCTTTAGCAATAACCTCGTAAGATGGAGATACACCGTGCAACCGAATGTATGCACGGATGAAGTCCAAGACTAGCTGTCTGCGTTTACTCATATGAGGGCACACTGCCCAGTGCGGCGACTAACTGCTCCAGTTTGGTTGTCAACCACAATGTGCCTTCATATAAGTTGGCAGCCGGTACTGAACTCCGGCATCCCCAGCCTCGCAAGACAAGGGTTAACTACTAGATCTCCAAGATGCCGTTAAGGGACTTGCCAACGCATAGCGCCGAACATCCGAGTGTCGTTCGTATGTGCGTATCAGCCTACGCATTCACCAACGTTTGTAGTTTAAACGCAAACACGAACGTTCGCAATACCTTTTCTGAAAATATATATACCCCCGGGGTAGGCGAATTGGAAAGACAAGGGGGGGGTGTTCTGTGGAATGTATTTGGGTGTGTGGATTAGAGCGTATACGCGGGAGGGGTGTCGGCTCGCCACACGTGGGGGTCGGGGGCGGGTGGGTCACGCCCACGCCCACGTTTACACGCCCTCCTGCGCTACTGGTATCCTCTCGTTTAAACGCTTTGCGTCTACGTCTAGCACAGAAGCCTTGCCCTGCTCTAGTAACTTAATGTGCCCTGCAAGTTCCCGCTTCAATTGATCTGCGGTGATCACTGCCTTGTCTTGCACGTCTGTCGGGGTGAACAGCCCACAGGCTTTGCCCATCAGTTCCAGTGCTTTTAATTTAGTACCCTCTTGCTTGGCTTTCTTGCTTAGTGCAAGCAACCCTTTCAGCACATATCGTTTAGACGCTGAGATGTCCTCACTCAGGTGTTCTGCTGTCTCCTCCCATGCTTCCTCTAGTATTACTTTGATCCTTGGATCTTTCATTAGCTTGTTAGCACTGGCACTAATACTTGCATCTGATCCTGTGTCGTTGCCATAGGCATCTCTGTATGCTTGTCTTAGGCTTTTCCCCTGTATAACCCCTTGTGTAAACAGTACTTGCCGAGGGCTTAGAGGCTTAGGTCTCTTTACATCTGATCCCTTATGTTCTCCATCCTTTCTCCTTATAGGTTTCTCTGCGAGATGGGCTAACTGTTCCGCTTCGCTAAGGGCTTCTAGGTCTACATCCTCGCCCCAGTTCTCCTCCTCCGCCATTGCCTGATCCAACTCCGCCCTGTACTCAGCCTGACTTGTCTTGCTCATGTTTAAACGCTCCATCTATATATAAGTACCACACATTTCCCACGCACCAACGCAGGGAAACACACTGTTCGTATTATGCACAGTTTATCCACACCCTGTGCATAAGTCAAAGTTATCCACAGGAAGTTATCCACAGCTTATCCACACCCCCCAAGTTATCCACAGCTTATACATATGTTATACATTTCTTATACAGTGCATAAAAACAACACCAAGAACTGAGTACCTTGGTACTACTGAATACCTCAAATGTAAGTGCGAACTGTATAAAGATACATGGCTCTAGAACGCATCAGAATCGATTTTGAGCCGTTTTAGACCTCCAAGCACCTACCCCCTTACCTCCTCCCTGATCGCCTCACCTGAGCCGTTCTGAGCGTTTTTTAATACTTTTGACCCGAGTGTTACTTTTACAGTGAAATGAATACTTTGTAGTTCAAGTCTGAAAACGTATTCACACTAATAAAGAATGTCCTAAACCCACCGCCAACCCACAATCTAATAACCCTACAGTTTACTCGGATAAATATTAGGTGTATTGACAGGCACTATCATTCTGTTAAAGTTCAGTTGTCGGTTGATTGTTCTTTAGATGTTTTCCCCGCCAACCGACAAAGGGGATAAGTTCTAGGCTACTGATCAAAGTCCTAGTGAGACAGAGTTGGGGATACCAACAAGAGTCTTGAGGCAGGGACTAATCAGGTACGTAAAACGTTTGAAATCCCCCTGCCCCTCTAGCTAGAGTTCAGCCTGTAGCCCCTAGGGCTACGGGGTGCATTTTCGCACTGCTATCTAGGACAACAACATGGACTACAAAGCAATTTATGAGCAAGCTGTACAGGCGGGACAGCAAGCAGAAGCAGACTTCATTGCCCAGTATGGCGAGCCGATGTATTGCGGTTTTGCTTGGGTTGACATTACCAACGGCAGAGACCCTTTCGTTAACTGGTGCAGAAAAAACAACGTTGGCAAAAAGCACTGGCAAAAAGGTTGGCAGATTTGGAATCCCAGTGCCAACTTCACTCAGTCAATGGACGTGAAAGAAGCGGGTGCTAGTGCCTTTGCCAAGGTACTCAGGGACAACGGCATTCCCGCTTACATGGGATCGAGAGCAGACTGATCTATCAGCGGTAAGCCCTGCGGGGTTTACCAGTGCTAGTTCGCACTTCTACAGAGGAAACAACATGAATATCGTAGCGCAACGTAATCAAAACAGGGCAATGTACGGGGTTGCCAACATTGACTTATTCATCGACTCCATCAAAGGGTCTGTGACCTACAAGACTGTCGGGGGCAACATGATCGTTGCAGGGCTTATGTCCGATGCCCAAGAGTTGCTGTCGGTTGGCGACAACGAACGTGCCCGTCAGACCCTCAATCGTGCCAAGGCTGTCCTGTTCCAAATCATGGACGGGCAGTTGATCGGCACTGTTAACGAATAAAGGAGACCAGTATGTACACCGCACAAATCGACAGATTCGGCAACATCATTGTTTGCAAGGGTGATCGGGAGCGTAACGGCTACCGCATCTTTTTCACTGGCAGTTACAAAGACTGTTTAAACAGGAAGTTTGCCACTGCTTAAATTTTCACCTTGAAGCCCTGCTTGTCAGGGTTTTGAAGTGGCAATTTTGCCCAACATCGGAGACCTACTATGAATGTTCAACGTATCGCCCAGTTCATCGAGGCTAACCCTGCCGAGTATGAGTGGCTTGTTGCCAAGTCACCCTCTTTCTCCTTTGCCTCCTCTGTGCTGTCTGCGCTTCACAGATATGGCAATCTGACCCCTAACCAACTGTCCGCTATTCAGCGGTGCGTGGCTAAGGATTCTGCCCCTCGCCCTGAGCCTGTCCCCTCCGCTCAGGTTGACGTGTCCCCTATCGAGGTTGCCTTTGACAAGGCTAAGGATTCGGGTCTGTCCTACCCCAAGCTACGGCTCGGTGCTTTCGTATTCAGCCCTGCCCCAGTGACAGGCAAGAATGCGGGTTCAATCTACGTCAAGTCCGAGGGTGTCTACCTCGGCAAGGTGACAGGCGGTAAGTTGTTTACCTCCCGTGATGCCTCCGCTGAGAGTGCAAGTCAGATCAGCGAGGTGCTTGCTGACCCCCGTAGTTCAGCCATTGCCTATGGCAAAACATTCGGACGTTGTTCAGTCTGTAACAGGGATCTGTCAGATCCTGAGTCAGTCGCACTCGGCATGGGTGCTGTCTGCGCAAAGCGTTTCGGTTGGGTTTAAACAGGAGGTCTTATGAAAATCTATCAGTTCTACATTCTCAAAACCTTGGTCTGCATGACAGGGTTTTTGGCGAGTGTCATGGTCTTGGGCAGTGAATCACTGCTCTTGTTTTGGGTAGCCATCATGTCGTTGGTTGCCTCTTTAATTTTCTACTTTGCAGGGGAATAACATGATCACAGAAAAGATCATTGACAATGCCCGTCTTGAAAAAGGCGGTGTTTACGGGCAGATTCGTTATGAGTACCACTCACCGACACACTGGTGCAGTGATGGGATTTGCTTCATTAAGTTTGAGCATTACGGCAACCGCAAGCCCCCGACAATCACGCTCCACTACGGGGCAGGGGGCGTGGTTGCAGAGACAACAACCCTCCAACTTGCGGAGGTGATGAGTGAGGCTTTCGCCCTTGCTTCTGAACGCATCAAGGTGTTGGAAGCCCTGACAGCGCAATATCAAGCGACTGTTTAAACATGATAGCGATACCCACTTGCAAAGGATATCGTTATCGTTTACACTTACGTTATTGAATTTTTAGCGGTGAGCCTTACGGGGTTCACCAGTGGAAATTCCCACGGCAACCGAGACCTACCATGTCATTACCTGTCATTTACTCTACCCGTGAAGATTGGCTCAATGGTGCTATCACCGAGTTGAAGCCGTTCTTTCTTATCAATGGCGTGTCCATCAGCGACAGAATCAGAGTGTCTTGCGCTCTGCCCTCCAATGCCAAGCGTACCAACTTCAAGTCAGTTGGCGAGTGCTTCCCTAGTACGAACAGTGCTGACGCTCACTATGAGATTTTCATCAGCCCTGTGCTTGCCGATCCCGTCAAGGTCTTTGAGACCCTCATTGCCATGTTGTGCCATACCGCTAAGGGTGCGCTCAATCACGGCAAGCCTTATCAAAAGATAGCCGATGCCATGTTGCTGTTACCCAACGGCACTCAGTCAGCCCGTTACAAGTCGGTGACTCATGGCGGTGCATTCGTTCAAGCCTATCAGCAGATCATCGACTCGCTCGGTGCATACGTCCACGCTGAGTTGTCAGCCTCGGTTGGCAAAAAGCAAGGCACTCGGATGTTGCTTGCTCAGTGCCCATCATGCGGATATGCGGTTCGGCTCACCTCCAAGTGGGCATACAAGAACGGCAACCTCAACCTGCCGATCTGCCCCAATGAGGGCGATACCCTCGCTTTGATTTGAAACCAGTACCTAGGAGAGAACAACATGGCTTCCATGAACACAATTAAAACCTTGTCAACCCTCGACAAGTTCGTTATCAACGGGGCTGTTTCAGCCCTCAAAGCCCCTGACCATATCCGTCAGGACAAAGACAAGATGGTGCGTTTAAACTGGTTAGGTGACCTGATCGAGCAGGGCTTAACTGACTTTGACTACATCAGAAATTGCTCACCTGTCGCTGACAATGTGAGCAGTGTAGACAGTGCCAAGCTTGATGCTACCGCCTCGGTTGCTGTACGTGCCGAGGCGGTTGCCCTCGATGCCATCAACAAAGTGGCAGTGGCTACTCAGAGCATCAACGCTGTAGCGCAACAGATCAATGATCTGTCAGTGGCAGTCCACAATGCCTCTGTCGCATCTAAGTCAAACCTCGATGAGGACAAGATCAGCGCAGAGGTTGCCAGTGCCATTGCAAAAGCGTTTAAACCCTTTGCGCAAGCTGTCAAAGATGCCAAGGCAGAGGCTGTCGTGGCTAACGCTACCAAGGCAAAGATCATTGATCGGAAATCTGCGCTCGATGTATTCGGTGTTGACGTTCGCAACCCAAAGGGCAACCCTGTCATGGTTGACATTTGGGATGCCCCTGACAGCCCCGATGTTGATCCCAACTTTGTGTGGCAAGAGGACATTCTGAAGCACTTGCTCCTCTCACAAAAGACTTCAGAAAATTTGTGGTTTGGTGGGGCTAAAGGCACTGGGAAAAGTGAGACTGCAAGACAATTTAGTGCCCGTACTGGACGCTCGTTTACACGTATCAACTTCCACAAGTACACGACAGCCGATGATTATGCGGGTGCTGTCGGTCTTGAGAATGGTGCGACAGTGTTCAAAAAAGGTGCTTTCTTGGAGGCTTTCACCTCCCCATCTACAGTGGTTTTGCTCGATGAAATCAGCATGGCAGATGCGGGTGAGTTGGCTGTTCTTAACGGGTTCTTAGAACCCAATAGTGCAGTCAACTACGGGGGTTCTGTTCACCGCAGGGCAGAGGGTGTCTTGGTCTTTTCGGCTGATAACACCCTGACCAATGGTGATACATCAGGACGCTATGCCAAGGTTCAACAAATGAATTCTGCACTGGTTGACCGCTTTGCCCGTGTCATTGAGTTCAAGTACCTGAGCAAAGAGCAAGAGGTTATTGCTCTGACCTTGCACACTGGTTGCCACAAAATGTTGGCTGAACACGTAGTCAATGCCATCAGTGCTTGCCGTGCCAAGGTCATTACAGGGGACGTGATCGATGCCCCCTCTATCCGCTCTGCCCTCGCTTTCATTCGGGCATTGGAAATTCTCTCAGTTGATGAGGCATGGGAATCAACCATTACCTCCCGTCAACCCGAGGAGAGCCGTGTCGCACTTGATGCAATCAAGTCGGCTTACATCAACGCTAGTGTTCTAGCAAAATATCTGTGAGGTCAATATGAAAACCTATCGTGGCTATGAGTTTAAACGTGCCGTGGTGATCGGCATTCACAAAATCTGCTCTGACTTGGGCTTGCGTCCTGTCGAGGTTCGTTGGGATGCGGGTACACAAACCGCCTGTATCAACAAGAGTGGCAGTGTCATACTTGCCAACGTCAAAGATGATGCAGTGCTGACTCAGGGTGACCTGATGCGCTATGTAGGCATGGCGGTACATGAGTTGTTGCACTGGATGTATACCGACTTTGATGCTGTTCACTCAGCCTATGCGCACGGGCAGTACATTGCCCAGTTGCACAATGCCTTAGAGGATGCGTGGATCGAGGGCAAGGGCATCAAGGCAGGGCTGACAGGCAACATCGAGGAGTTGCTCAGTGCCCTGATCAACGGCATGGTTGCCGAGGGCTTGGCTTACAAGAACCGCAGGGGTGAGGCAATCGACTGGTCAGACCCTGTCCAGTACCCCTTTGTTCTCGCTGTCTACGGACGTAAACACGCCAAGATCAAAGTGCCTCTCGCCCTTGGGCTTGAGCCAATCTTTGCCGAGGCTGTCAAACGTTTAAACACTTGCGGTAATTCTTGGGACACCTTGGAGGTTGCCAAGTGGGTGTTTGATCAGCTTAACAATGTGAACACCAAGCCCGAGGATGAGCCAATCCAACCGCCAACCAACCCAACCCCTCCCTCCGATGATGAGGGTGAGGATGAGGGTGATCAGGGCGGTGATCAGGATGGCGGTGAGGGTGATGATGAGAATGGCTCAGGAGGGGACTCAGAACAGCCTACAGGCGGTGATCAGGAGGGTGACCAACCTACCCCCCCAACCAACCCTGCGAAGCCTCCTACAAAGGATGGCAATACAGTCAAAGCCCGTGAGGTTGAGCCTACCGCCAACCCTCCCGAGGGTGCAGGATCGGGAGGCTCTTACAGCACCGATGACGTGATGCGCAATGGGTATCACACAAGGGCTGACAACCCCCGTACTTTCCCAATCGACTTTTAAGGAGGTCTTATGATTCCCGCCAAGTTACGCTATACAGTCAGAAAGCTGTTTGAGAATTCGGGCTTTGAAGAATTCCAAAACAACCGCAAGTCAGGGGTGCTGAATGTTCGGGCACTCCCGACTATGGCTCACAATGACCGCCTGTTTAAACGTAGGAAAGAACATGACGGCATCGACTCTGCGGTGACCATTGTGCTTGACGTGTCAGGCTCAATGTTTCGCCCTGCCAAGCCCTTGGACTCCAAGATGTACCATGCCATCCTAGCAACCTATGCCCTACTGGACACCCTGTCCAAGGCAGGGGTTGCAACCAGTGTCGTGACATTCGGGTGCGAGGTCTCATTGCTCAAAGACTTCAACGTGCCCTATCAACGTGTCAGACCGATGCTTGAGAGGCTTCAGTCAGGGGGCGGTACTCAGGACTTCACCGCCCTGTCATATGCCCACGGGTTGCTGTTGAATCGTCAGGAGGAGCGCAAGGTTTGCTTCTTTCTTACCGATGGCATCGGCAATGCTGATGCTTGCAGAGAACAAGCACTGTCGGGTGAGAACCTTGGCATCACCACTATCGGGGTTGGCATCCGCTCGGACGTGACCCACATTTACAAGAACGCTGTAACCATCGAGAAGCTTGAGGACATGGGCACTGTAGCGTTTGACAAGCTGAAGCTTGCTGTATGAGGGGGGCTTCCCCCCTTGTGATACAATATCGTTGTGGCACTGTCCACACTATCACCCAACAAATGAGACCAGTAGAGGAGAGCGGTTATGAACACCACATTAATACTCAGCACCAACGCAAGTGGCTCGACATTCACACTTGATGTTGACCTTAGATACACCTCAAAAGCATTCCCTGCTTTATCAAGAATCCAACGGGCACTTGACAAGTTCCTGACCAACAACTCTCACTGGCTCGCAGAGGATGAGCCTCAGATCGTTGCCCTTGTGCAGAGTGATTCCAAGCTTAACGTGAAGTATGCGTCAGGCTTATCCCTCACAAAGATTGACCCACTTTATGTTTAAACAGGAGAGAACAAATGAAAATTGAATTTATTAGCGGTTCTGAAATGCAGAGTGAAATTATTGCAACCATGCAGACCTTAATGTGGTTGGCGACTAAGGAAATATCTATGCCACCAAAACAAATTGAGGAACTGAGAGTCAAAGCAGACGCATTGATTGAGAAGTTTCAAAGCGACTTTGCCGTTTATTAACACGTTTAAACAGGAGAGTAATCATGGAACTGATGCCCAACGATCCCCGTGCCATCCGTGGCAATTTCAACCGCCCACGCACCAACAAGATGGTCAACGTGGTGACCAACCAAGTAGCGACATGGGGTTCGCCCTGTGATCACTATGAGGCGGGTTGCCCCGTCTGCGAGGCATGGAAGTTATTTGACAAGAACTTTACCGCCCCGTCTGTTGATGAGGTTATGGCAGTTATTAAAACATTACGTTTAAACGAAGGAGAGACAGAATGAAATTATCAGTCGAGTTACTTGACAACGAAGTCAAGAGTGCAGTCATCAACATTGGTGCGAACAGTGGCTATGTTGAGGCTTTCATAGCGGAGGGTGTTCTGCACCTCAACGTGTTCAACAGGGAGGGTGACGTGGTGCATAGATATGGCATCACAACCAAGGACTTACGTGCCAAGGGCGGTTGGACTGCCCCCAAGTTTGAACCATACCTAGACTAAGGAGGATGACCATGCAAGGATTAGACAATCATTTTTCTGCGTTGTGGGTTGCCAATGAGCGCAGGGAGGCAGAGGGTACACCCACTGCCAAATACACCATTACAGTGGCTGTAGAGGGCTTTGTGCAGATAGATGTTGAGGCTACTAGCCGATCCAAGGCAGTTGATCAGGCTATGGAGATATTCAACGACAGCAGTATCAACATTGTGGTGACCGAGAAATCTGTCGCAGACGTGGAGAAATGGACATGACGTTTAAACAAGGAGGCAAGACCGGCTACCCTGCGGGTCTCCTCCAAGATGATGACTCAGGATTGAGCAAGTGGTTTGCAAGCAGACCTGACGCTCGTTACATCGTTAGAAAAAACATACAGGAGAGAACCAATGAAAACTTACAAGGTATGGGCACGAAGTGTGTCGCACGTCTACGCACTCATAGAAGCGGAAAACCATGAGGATGCGTGGGAGAAGGCTAAGGAAATGGACGGGTCAGATTTCATTGACTCAGGTCATGGTGATTGGGACTTGGTAAGCACCGAGGAGGTGACCAATGGATGATAAAGAACGAATCGTTTACCTTACATCAGCACTGAAGAACCTGACCGAATCCGCTGACCGCTACATAGAGGACGGGTCATGGATTGAGCATCTTTCACTTGACGTAGAGTTTGCAAAGGGTGTTCTTAAGTCAACCAAATACAGCAAAGAAGAACGGAGCATCAGGGATGCAGTAGGCAGATTAATTAAAGGAGAGAAAGCATGACCTCAAAACTATGGAGTTGTGATGGGTACTGGAAACCCACTGTATGGAACGACAAGAAGCAACCATTCAGCGACATGATTGTTTGCGATGGTGAGTGGGATGGGATAGAGGATGCCGTGGATGAGCGCATCTTTTACTACACCGATGGCGATGGGGTGCTGAATGATCATGGCGACTTTGTCATTGAGTGCGTGTCGGAATACACCCCTGATTGGTGGGCTAAGAAACAAGAAGAGGTGACCAAATGAACCACACACAATGGCAAAAACTTGAGCGGGTGTTACTGCTCATTGGCTTTATCGTTTTACTGCTTGATTTGTTTTACTGGAGACCTTAATGTTTAAACACATAACACCGCATCCTTGGCACTCATCAAACGTTACTGTTTGGGGTTATCAGGATCAATGGGGCTATCCACGGGTTGCTGACTGCAAAAGCTTAAGCACCCCGATGGCTACCCAACGGGCGAATGCCCGACTGATAGCCATTGCCCCGCAGATGTATGAGATCATTCAAAAGATGCAAAGTGAGGATGCCAAAGCATTAGTTCGTTACATGGAAAAGGAGACCGATTATGCAGATCAAGGCAATTAAAAGAGAAAGAGACATTGACTATGACCGCCTGTATCAAGCCTATGGGGGCTTGATTGAGTGGATCGGTAAGAACGAAGTAGACGGGCAAGAGACCCTCGGTCTATTGGTAAAAGCCGCCATAGCCCTAGCCGTGACCAATAACCTACCCAAGGAGGACATACTGGAGGTTGTGTCGGTTACCTATGACATGGAACGTTCAATGCGTCCTACGTCCAATGAGGTGCATTGATGAGGAAGGTGAAAGCTATCACCCAATCAGACCCAACCTTTCTCAAAACCAC